CGAGCATCTGGTCGAGTGCTGTCGAGAGATCCGGCGCGTGCTGCGCCCGGACGGGTGTTTTCTCTTGAACCTCGGTGACAGTTACGCCGCATCCGGTGGTGCCGGGAGCCAGTACGGCGTCAAGCACAGGCGAGGGATTGCATACGATGGCCAAAAACGTATCGCGCCGCCAAAGTCGAAGCCAAAGGACAAGCTCATGGTCCCTCACCGCGCCGCGATCGCGTTGCAAGCGGACGGCTGGTGGTGCCGCGCCGATGTCCCGTGGGTCAAGCGGAACGGCATGCCCGAGAGCGTAACCGACAGACCCGCCACGTCGCATGAATACTGGTTTTTGCTCACGCGCTCTCCCCGATATTATTGGGACGCCGGCGCGATCCGCGCGCCGTATACGCAGGCGAGTATAGACCGCTCCGCGTACATGTACGGCCGCGGGCCGGCGGCGGCGATTGCGAAATCACCGGACGTCGGCGACGGATCGGGACACTACGCGCCGCCAAACCCGGCGGGGCGCAACTTCCGCACGAGCGATCTGGTGCTTGCCGAGGACGGGCTGCCGCTCGTACAGGTGTGCAACACTCGCGGCTACCCGGGGGCACACTTCGCGACGTTTCCGCCTGCGCTGGTTGAGCCGTGGGTCCGGGCGGCGTGTCCGGCACGGGTGTGTGCGGCCTGCGAGGCGCCGTGGCGGCAGGGGCGCGTTAAGGTGGGCGAGCGCAATCGCCGGTGGTCTACTCAGAACGCTGAGGGGTCGCCATACAACCAGCAGGGCAGCACCGAGAACGTTTACGAGTACGCGGACCCGGCACCGTCGTGCCAATGTGGCGGCGACGAGTGGGTGCCGGGGCTGGTCATAGATCCGTTCGCCGGGGCGGGCACCGTCGGGCTGGTGGCAGCCCAGGAGGGGCGACGGTTCGTGGGATTCGAGTGCTGCGAGGAATACGTCCGGCAGGCCAACCAGCGGTTGCGGGCCGCCGAGGGCAGCACCGTGCACCCCGATGGGTCCGTGTCGGAGCAGCTAAGCATGGAGCTACACAATGGCGGGTAGTGCACCGGCATCGGGTGGTTCCGGCACACAGTACGGAAAGAAGCACACGGGCGGGATCAAGTACGAAGGCCGGAACCGGAAGTCGCCAGAGAACGCCAAGCCCAAGGATAAGCTGTTACTGCCACACCGGGTGGCGATCGCCATGCAGAAGGGGACGGGGTGATGGATCATTTCTCGAAGAAGGGCCTGGGCCAGTACTGTTACTCGGCATCCGTGGATAAGGTGGTAGACGGAGACACAGTAGACGTGACCGTCGATCTGGGGTTTAGAATGTACCACACGGTCCGTGTCAGGCTTTACGGCGTGGATACGCCGGAGGTTCGGACCCGCGACTTGGATGAAAAAGCGCGTGGGAAGCAGGCGTCTATCTACACTACGGAGTGGCTAGAACGACACCCAAAAATCGTCCTACAGACCATAATGGACCGTGCGGGCAAGTACGGAAGAGCGCTTGGAATCATCTGGTCTGGGCTGGAGGGCGCCCACTGCTTGAACGCCGACCTGCTCGACAGCGGCAACGCCACCCCGTACCCCACCGACTAGTGCGGGAGACTATGATGTCGGACTCTGCGGACGGCTGGTGGGTCCGGCAGGACCTTGTGTGGGTGAAGCGCAACGGGATGTCAGACAGTACCCGATACCGCCCGACTACCTCGCACGAGTACTGGTTCCTGTGCAGCAAGGGACCAACCTAGCACCCCGATGGGTCCGTGTCGGAGCAGCTAAGCATGGAGCTACACAATGGCGGGTAGTGCACCGGCATCGGCGAGCGTGCAGCGCTTCATGGACCGGCGGGAGCGGCTGTCGCGATCCCAGGAAAAGGCGATGATCGAGCAAGCGCATGCAGGCGACGATGCTGCCCGTGACCGCCTGGTAGCGGCATGCCTGCCGTTCGCTTACCGGATGGCACGTCGCTATGTGGGCGCGGACGTGGAAGACCTGCGGCAGTACGCCGTCATGGGCCTGCTGGATGGTATCGACGCATTCGATGCAGGCAGGTACTCCTGCCGGCTGCTCACGTATGCGAGCTGGCATATCAGGAAGGCCGTGCGCCAGGGGTTGTGTGACTATGAATATCTGATACGGTTCCCGCGCCACATTTACCATCGCATGTGCCAGGCGGCGCACGAGCTGGGGCGGCGGGGCATGACCGTGGAGAGCGACGGGGCCGCGCAGGTGCTCTCGGAGGTGTTCGGCTGGGGTATCGAGGCTTCGATGGCGGTGGTGTCGTTGCCCACACAGCGGCGGGTTGTGCGTCCATGGAGTGTGGGGCCCGGGGACGTGACACCGCCGGACTACGGGGACGCGGGACCGTGGGAGCTAGACCCTGCGCTGCGGGTCGATAACCCGGAGGGGCAGATTGCCGATGTAGCGACCCTGGAGGTGGCCATGCAGTGCTTGTCCGCGCGGGAGCGACACATCGTGGGCCACCACTACGGTGTGTTAGGCATGGAGCGGCGCACCGCGCAGCAGATGCGCTCTGACCCCGAGGTGGTGCGTGACACACGGCCGAGGCGGTCTGAGGTGTCGAGGCAGCGGGTGTGGCAGATTAGGCAAGATGCGCTGCGGAAGATGGTGCAGGCGACGGCGGAATCGGGTCAGCAGTGGCGCACGATGAGCTAGTCACCAGGGCGGCACGAGACCTCGAACGGCACACCACCAAGGGAAGGGCATGACACGTGAACCATCCGACCGTGTACCTGGCCGGCCACATCTCCGGCATCACGTACGACGAGGCTACCGAATGGCGCCACAGGGCCGCGGAGCAACTTCGGCGTGACAATGCGGTGGTGTCGCTGGACCCGATGCGTGGCAAGGAGTGCCTGCGGGCCCACTATGGCGACCAACCGCTGCCGAGCCTGTCGGGCGACGAGTACCGCGACATCCCGGGCGCCGACGAGGCGAGGCTCCACCCCGACGCGGTCGCTATGCGCGACCACCAGGATGTCCGGGCGTGCGACGTGGTGCTGGCTAACCTGTCGATGGTGAACAAGCGCAGCACGGGCACCATCGTGGAGATGGCACTGGCCCACGGGCTAGGTAAACCAGTGTGTGCGGTTATTGGCCACGAGGACGACCCGAATGCGGCCCACCCGTTGGTGTCCGAGTGCATAATGGCCGAATTTGGCGGCGCGCACCTGGTGCCGGCGGTCAGCTGGTGCGCCCGGATGGCGCAGTGCATCGTGCGGCACCGACGAGAGGACGCCGAGCTGGCCCATAAGGGCATGCGCAAGGATCGCACCACCGGGGAGCTCTACCGTGCCGACCAGCAGGTCCACGTGGGGCAGATGGTGGTGCCGGTCACGGACCCACCGGAGTGCATGGAGGACGCGGTCGGGCTGGTGCTGGATGGGCTGCGCAATGGCATGCGCGGCGACCATGTGACGGGACTTCTGAACGGCATCGAGGTGTCAGGTGCCCTTACGCTTGTAACCCAGCATGATCTGGTTCGCGTGTTGGGCACACTCCGGGGCGAGCTGGGCGCGCGTGTCTCAGAGCACGACGACACCATGAGTGAGGGTGGCTGGACCGCCGTAGCGGAGCACGCCGTGCTTGGGCTGCTGCTGTCGCGGGGGTGGTTTGATCTGCCGATGCGCGACGAGTTGCCACCAGTACGGTATGACCCGCAGAAGGGTGTGCACGGCCTCAGGTGATTGGCGGCACCGCCGTGGAGACCCCAGCAGGTGCTGCCCATGATGATGACGATACGCAGCTGGTCATGGCGGTGCAGGGAGGCGACGAGTCCGCGGCTGCGGTACTGTTCATGCGGTACCGTGGGCTGATGCTCCTGTGGGGTGCTGCCGGCGGGGCCGTGGGGCCCGACTTGGAGGATGCGGTGCAGGATGCACTGCTGACGATGTGGGAGCGGCTGCCGGCGTTCGAGCAGCGTCGGCCCGGTGGGTTCCGCAGGTGGGCGTTCCTGATCCTGCGGGCGAAGCGTACCGACAGGGTACGACGGCGGCGAACGTATGACCGGACCCTGCGCGACTTGTCGCACTGGCTGGACGGCACCGCGGTACCCTCGGGCGGTGTGGCGGTGCTGTCGAGGGCGGTGCGTTGCGTTACTAAGGCGAGGGAGCAGCTGCACCACGAGGGGCGCGGGTCGATCATCGAGGCCATGGAGGCGCGCGGCGATCACCCGACTGACACGCTTGCCGAGCTGGCCGCGCGGCTGCACGTGACCGTGCCGGCACTGCAATACCGGCTCGGGGTGGCGCGCAGGTTGCTACTGGAGGGGCGCAGGTGAAACTCTTAGGGATCGACCCGGGGCTGACCATCGGCTGGGGGGTCATCGAGGCGCTGCCCGATGGCGACCGCTACATTGCAGGCGGCGGCCACACCGGCTATGGGGCGCACCTGCACGACAAACTGGCGGACCTGGCATACGAGGTGGGCACGCTGAAGGGCAGGTTCCACGTGGAGGCGGTGGCGATTGAGGATATGTTCGTCAGCCCGCGGGTGATCACATCTGCCGTCAAGGTCGGAAAGGCCTACGGCGCGATGGTGATCGGGCTGACGCGGCAAGGGCTGCTGGTGGTGGATTATACGCCCAGCGCGATAAAGAAGGCGGTCGGCGCGCCCGGAAATGCAAAGAAGGACCGTGTCCGTGCGGAGGTCGTGGGCCTGCTAGACGTCCCTACCACGTGGGAGTCTCACAGGTATGATGCCCTGGCGGCGGCGATCGCCCTGGGGGCAACCCTGCGCGAGCAGGGGCAACTGGGATAGGTAGGACCATGCTACAGGCAGCACGAACGTCAGCGTGACCATCAGGATACTGGATTCGACCACGTTGTTGCCCGAGACCGCCGTGGAGCATATCTGACGGTGACGGAGCAGCAGACGTAGGGGGCGTCAATGAAGGTTGTGCTCGTGGTCTTGTTGTGTGTGTGCCTAGACGCCGGGGCGGTGGAGTTCGTATTCATGCACTACACAGGCGGCGCGGCGCAGGTGTTCTACCACAGCGGTGATGTGTCGCGCCAGCTCACCGACGAGCCTGGTGGAGCTATGCAGCCGTCTATATCTACCAACGGGGACGTGGCTTACATGGCCACACGCGGCGGTCGAACACAGGTCGTGGCGGTCGCATTGGATGATGATGAAGCGTGGGATGTGACCCACGAGGGGAACAATGGCTGGCCGGGGTGGGCACCAGACGGGCAATCGCTCGTTGTTGCATCCGATCGAGACGGGCAGGCGGACCTATGGATAATTGAGCCGTGGACCGGGGGCGCCCGGCGGCTGACGAATAGCACCCATTGGGAGTGGTATGCGGCATTCTCTCCTGACGGCGAGTGGGTCGCGTACACCACCGAGGAATATGGCGGCCAGGATATAGAGGTGATTCCGGTGTTGGGCGGCGACCCGATTCGACTCACGGACGATGGCTCGTGGTCCGGCATGCCAACGTGGGCCCCTGACGGGGCATCACTGGCATATACGAGGGCGCTACAGGGTCCAGTGGAGGTATGGCTAATCGGGATCGGTGGCGAAGGCGCTCGGCATCTCGCGAGCGATGCGGAGCATCCGAGTTGGGGATCGGAGGCGGTTCTGTTCGTGAGTTCCCGGAGCGGCCGCAGTCAGATATGGAGTATTGCGCCAGGTTCCGGGGCCATCACCCAACTGACGCACCTCCCGGGCAGTAACTACCAGGCGGACGTGCGAGTAGGCGGGGGATCTCTGTCGGCGTTGGTTCCGGGCAGCCCGCTGCCGGTCACGTGGGGCGCGGTGAAGGGACAGTAGTGTGTTGGACTGGAGTATACGGGGGAAGGGCTGGTGGTGGTCGCTCGTCCCGTTGGCGGGCAGACACCGGTTCGCGAGCACGCTTAGGACCGTGATCTATCTACCGCCACGGCTGTACCAGCTTCACGAGAGCGGAACCCCCACGTTGGCGCTTAAAGACCTGTTGAGGCACGAGCAGGTGCATGTCCGTCAGTGGCGGAAAGAGGGCAGACGCTTCGCGTTCAAGTACGTTGTCAGCCGGAAGTGGCGCCTACGGTACGAGGTCGAGGCGTACGCAGAACAGTGCCGGTGGAACCCAACTCCCAAGCGGATCGCGCTATACGCTCGGTGGCTGTCATCGTGGCGATACCTGTGGCTTGGGCACAAGGGCGATATCGAGGCTGCAATCCGTGAGCAGCTACAACTCGGGTAGGTGGGGCTGTGCCGAACACTTGGGACCGCCTCCCTTGTGACGTGCCGATCCGTGACCTGCTGGACCGTATTGCGGACCAGATGAAGCACCGGCGGGTCTTCTCGGCATACGACCTGGGGCGGCAGCAGCCCAAGGGGCCGAATGGCCGCGGGCGGTGCCGGTGGTGCGGCGACGAGGTGCCGAAGGGGCGCAAGTGCTGGTGCGGCGAGGACTGTATCACGGACTACCTGTGCGTATTCGATACCAAAGGCGCGCGAGACTTCGTGTGGGAGCGGGACCGGGGCATCTGCCAGATGTGCGGGACAGACTTGCGGCCGCTTGAGATGGCGACGTGGCACGCGCTGAAGCACAAGATGCAAGCCGCTATGGAATTGCTGGCGATCGGCCGGGTGGCCAGCGGGCGGTACGCCCCGGGGGCGTCGGTGTGGCGGCATGTGGCGATGCACTGGCTGATTCGGCGCGCCCAGGCAGGGGGTGAGGACCACCTGAGTTGTGAAGCGGTCACCCGTGAGGGCTGGGATGCCATGGCGAGCCGCAGGCACGAGCTAACGCGGTCACTGAATGTGGCGTGGGTGCCTGTGTGGCAGTCTGTCAAGGATGCCCGCAGGGCAGCGGGGATACGGGACGGCGAGGCCGCGTGGGAGTGCGACCACATCGTGCCGGTCATCGAGGGCGGGGGCACACTCGGGCGCGACAACCTGCGGGTGTTGTGTACGGCGTGCCACAAGGGTGAAACGGCAGCGCTGGCGGCCCGGCGGGCGGCAGTGCGACCCAAGGGGCAGGCGGAACGGCGACGGAAGCGACACGAGGCGCGGCTGGCAGCGCGGATGGGCCAGCTCACACTGTTCCAGAACAGGAACGAAAGGGCGGGCTGATGGGAATACTATGCGCGGAACCGTTCCGCGACACGCCGGAACTGCCGGTCGAGCGCGCGCAGTGGTGTGTGCGTGTCGGGTGGGGCCGCCTCACCATTACGATCTGGCGGGCGGCACTCAGGATCGTCCACGAGGGTGGATATGAGTTCGGGGAGCAACTGGAGGCGGCGACGAATGGCCAATGAGGCGGCGGTAGAAGCCACCCCGGTGGCTGTTGTGCGGCATTGTGGGTCAATCATTGCGGCACCGTGGAACGCCCGCACGGGCCACGACCTTGATGGGATCGCGGAGAGCATCCGGGTCAACGGCTTCCGCGACCCCATCGAGGTGTGGGCCACGCAGCTAGGGGAGCGGCTGCCGGAGCCGCACGAGATCGTGGCCGGGGAGGGCAGGTGGCGCGCTGCCGCGGAAGTGCTTGGGATGGACGTGGTGCCGGTTGTCGAGCAGGAGTTTGGGGACTTGCAGGCGGCGCAGCGCTACGCCATAGCGAATAACCGGCTCACCGACAAGAGCGGCTTCGACGCCGAGGTGCTGCTGGTGCAGCTGGATGACTTGCCAGACCTGTATGGCACCGGGTTCGGCGACGACGAGCTGGCCGACCTGCGGGCCGCGCAGACGGTGCCGGGCGACGAGGGGTGGGATGACGGGATGGGGCTGCCGGACGGTGCGCAGCCGGGCATGCGGGTGATGACGTTCACGCTGTCACCGGAGCAGCAGCTGGGTGTGGCGGCGGCAATCAAGAAGGCCCAAGACGAAGGGCCGTTCGTGGACACCGGCAACGAGAACAGCAACGGCAACGCACTGGCGCGTATCACGGAGACCTACAACCGTGTCGGCTAAAGACATCGTGCTGCGGCCCATAGGGCGCGCCGAGGCGGACGCAGTGGTGAAGCGAATCCACTACAGCGGCACCGTGGTGCAGAACTCGCAGACCAGCATCGGGGTGTTCTACAACGGCAGCCTTGAGGGCGCGATGCAGTTTGGGCCGCCGATGTCCAAGAACAAGCTGGTGGGGCTGGTGGAGGGAACGCCGTGGAACGGGTTTGTGGAGTTGAACCGGCTCGCGTTCTCGGACGCGCTCCCAAGGAACTCGGAGAGCCGCGCCATATCGGTGGCCATGCGGCTGCTGCGCAAGCATGCACCGCACGTGGGCTGGGTGGTGACGTTCGCCGATGGGGCGCAGTGTGGTGACGGCACGATCTATCGGGCCTCGGGGTTCGTGCTCACCGGGTATTCGACCGGCAACATGGTGCGGCTGCCTGAACACCTGCGGCACCTGAACGGCGGCCGCGCTGTGGCGCACCAGATGGCATGCGTGCAGCGGGTCGCGCTCCGCAAGTATATCCGGGCGCGGAGCCACGGCAAGGCGCTGGGCATTCCGGGCGTAGCCCGCCTCCTGGGTGGCGAGGTGGTGAAGGGCTACCAGTTCCGCTATCTGTATTTCCTTGACCCGGCATGCCGTGAACGGCTCACCGTTCCGGTGCTGCCGTTCGACACGATCGACAAGCTGAACGCGCGAATGTACCGCGGCCGAAGCATTGGTGGTGATGCACCCGCGTCCTGCGGGGATGAAGGCGGTTCAAATCCGACCCGGCCGCTCCAACGTCCGCCCTCCGGTGGGGCGACTAGGGGTGTGTGATGGCAAAGAAGCCTGCACCTAAGCAGCAGCCCAAGGGTAACGCCGAACAGGACGGGCCGGACCCGATCCTGTTCGGCCCTAAGAAGTACAAGGCGGCGGTGGCGCGCGTGAGTGGTATGTCGCGCAGGAAGGCCGCCTTGCTGGCGGGGTGTTCGGCGAAGTCTATCGAGCGCTGGGAGTACAAGCGAGACCCCGAGTATGTGGCCCATTGGGATGACGCCAAGGCAGAGCTTCGGCGGCAGACGTGGCCAGAGGTGTGGGTGACGCTTCGGAATAAGCTGCGCAGCCGCAATGAACGGGTGCAGGTGGCGGCGGCGGCGCGCTTGCTGGCGGTCCTGGAAGGCCGCGGCGCACAGGTGCTGATCGACCCGGGGGATGCGCCACCAGGCATGCGGGTGACGGTCGAGACGTTGCTGACCGACGCGGCGCAGTTCCCGATACCACCAGACCCGATGGGTGACGGTGAGGAAGACGACGATGGCGATGCCGGCGAGGCAGATATCCGAGATAACGCAGGACCAGCAGGCGGCCTGGGGCTATAGGGTCCGCTACTGGTGGAACCCTGTGCTGTGGTGCCTTGAGCAGATGGGGGTGCACCTTTACTCGAAGCAGCGTGACGTGCTGAACGGCGTGGCGCGCCACCGCAAGGTGGTGGTGCCGAGCGGGCACGGGTGCGGCAAGACGTTCGTGCTTGCGTGCTTGGTGTTGTGGTACCTGTTCGTGCGTTCGCCCTGCAAGGTGGTCACGACGGCGCCGACGGTCGCGCAGGTGAAGAACGTCCTGTGGGGGGAGATCAATAGCCTGTTCCAGGAGCGGCTGGCAGGCCATACGATGTACGCCGGGGTTGGCACCGCGACTATGAAGATGCAGAAGTCGCCCAACTGGTTCGCCACCGGGATCAGCCCCAGGGAGGCGGTGAACTTCCAGGGCTACCACCAGCGGCACGTTCTGGTGGTGTTCGATGAAGCGCCGGGCGTGCGTGATGATATTGATGAGGCAGCCGACTCGCTTACTTCCGCGGGCGACTGCTCGTGGGTCAAGGTTGGCAACCCGACGAGCCAATCGGGGCACTTCTTCAACGCGTGCCGTGACCCTCGGCTGGGCTGGCACCAGATACACATATCGTGCCTGGACACGCCCAACTTCACCGGCGAGCGGGTGCCGGGGGATGTGGCGGAAGCGTTGGTCAATGCGGAGTGGGTGGCGGAGAAGCGGCGCATATGGGGCGAGGATTCACCGCTATGGCGGTCGCGTGTGCTGGGCATGCCACCGCTGGAAGACGAGGACGCCCTGATACCGCTGTCGTGGGTCGAGGAAGCGACACGGCGTGAGGTGGGGCCGAACGCCCACGACTTCCGGGCCGCCGGGCTGGACGTGGCCCGACGGGGCAGCAACAGGACGGTCCTGATGGGGCTGTTCGGTGACGAGATGGAGGTGTTGGAAAGCTACGCCGGCAAGGACTTGATGCGCACCGTGGGCACCGTGGGGGAACGGGTCGCGGAGCGCGGCATAACGCGGCTGGCGATAGACGATGTGGGTGTGGGTGGCGGCGTGACGGACCGCATAAACGAGCTACGAAGCGAGCCCGGCACGCCAGAGCGGCCCAATGTGTGGCACCCTGTAGCGGTGCAGCCCGTCAATGTCGGCGACGCGGCGGTGGACCGCGAGATGTTTTTCAACAGGCGCTCCGAGCTCTGGTGGAACCTGCGCGAGTGGATACGCACCACCGGGCGGCTGCCCGACAGCAAGACCCCGGAGGGCGAGATGCTGGCGGCGGACCTGACGGCGCCGCGCTACGAGTTCACGAGCAAGCGCCAGATCAAGCTGGAGCCGAAGGTGGACACCGAGAAACGGCTGGGCAACAGCCCGGATCACGGCGATGCCGCTATGCTGGCGCTGTCACAGAAGGGTATGGTGTCCACGGTGGCGAAGATACAGACCGGCAGCGCATTCCCGGACAGCTTCTGAGAGGGGCGCGGCATGGCGAGCAGGTCGTTGGATAGGATGGTGCCGGTGGTGGCCGAGAAGGCCGAGCGCCTAGTCGAGGCGATGTCAGGGGAGGTCCTGATATACTGCACGGCACGCCATGAGAGTGAGCAGGCAGCACTGTGGCGGCATGGCAGGCCCGGCTGGCTTATCAGGCACCGGATGCGGCAGCTGTACGACCGTGCCGATGCGCTGGAGCGTGGCACCAAGCTGCCAACCGATCGGGAGGTTGCGCTGGCGAAGGCGTCGGCGCTGTTAGAGTTCACGAGGTTTGATGTGCGACTCACCGACCAAAGCCGGCCCCGTTCGTTTGCCGAACGCGACAGCGAGTGGGTGGCGCTGTTCCTGAAACACCAGGCGTGGGTCATCGACGATGTGGGTCCGCAGCGGGGCAGTCGGCGGGTCACCAACGCGCTGCCGCTCGCGTCGGCGCACCAGCATGGCGTGGCGTTCGATGCGGTGCCATACTTGCACGGGAAGTGTATGTGGGGCGACAAGAAGGCGATCACCGCGATGGGCGAGTACGGCGAGGAAGCCGGGCTTGAGTGGGCTGGGCGCTGGACGGGCTTCAAGGAGCAGGTACACTTCCAAGAGCCGGGCTGGATGCACTATGTGGCATCCGGTGGAGGGGGCGGGATCGACAAAGGGGCAGCACCATGAGAGCGCCGACGTTCATGGACAGGATCGCAGGGGCCGCGCGCGCGTTCGCGGAGCCACGACCGGCACCGTCAGGGTCGGTTGGGAAGGAACTCGGCACCACCGGCACGGACATCTGGCACGGCCAGATCGACGTCGAGTACAAGACCGAGCTGCGCGGTGGGTTCCAGGGTAAGCGCTGGGACACCTACCAGCGCATGGAGAGCGACGGCATGGTCGCCATGGTGCTGCGCGTGATTGCGTTGCCCATCAAGGCGGCTGTGTGGAGGGTGCAGCCGGGCGTGGGTGCCGACCAGCGGGGCATAGAGGCCGCCGAGTTCTGCACCGAGGTTATCAACGCGATGCGGCCGAAGTGGTCGCAGTTCCTGAGTGAGGCCGTCGAGTATTGGGGCGATGGGCTGCGGCTGTTCGAGATCGTGTGGGGCCACCGGGATGGCAAGATCGTCCTGGAGAAGCTGGGCAGCCGCCTGCCGCAGACGGTCTACAGCTGGCACACCGATGATGTGGGCGACCTGGTGCAGGTCGAGCAGCGCGTGTACGGCTCGCAGCAGGTGGAAACGTTCATAGACGCCGATAAGCTGCTGCGCTTCACGCACCGCCAGCGGGGAAGTGACTTCGAGGGCCGGGGCTGGAAGCGCGACGTGTGGAAGCATTGGGAGCTCAAAGGCGTCCTTGAGAAGATCGCCATGGTGGCGGCGGACCGCAATGGCGTGGGGGTGTGGATTGCCTACACGCTGGGGGCGATGTCACCCACCGAGGAATCTGACCTCGACACAGCGATCTCCAACCTGCGGGCGGGTTCGCAGCCCGGCATCCGGCTGGACAAGTCGAAGGTCGAGATGGAATTCCACACCACCCAGCGGGTCAGCATGATCGAAGATATCGGCTATCACGACGCGCGGATCGCGCAGGCTGGGCTGGTGCACTTCCAGACGCTGGGTGAGAACACCGTGGGGAGCCACGCGCTGGCCCAAACCGGATTCGACCTCTATATGGTGGCGCTGGACGGGATCGCCACCGAGCTGGCCGAAACGTTCCAGGAGGCCATCATTGAGCCGATGGTGCGGTGGAATTTCGGACCCAACGTGGTGATGCCGCGGTTGGAGTTCAAGCTGCGTGAGCCGGACGGCAAGCAGCTGGCAGAGGTCGTGGAGGTGTTCGTGCGCGCCGGTGTGTTGAAGCCCGACGCGAGCATTGAGGACCTGGTCCGTGAGGTCATCGACCTGCCACCTCGTACCGAGGACGCCGAGGACGAACCGGCGACGGCTGCGCGCGCGGTGGCGCCCGCGCCCGCCGGAACGGTCAAGCAGATCGAGCCGCTGCGCTTGCAGGAGTTCGGCCACGACCCCACCCGCGACGGGTCCGGGTTCAGCCGGGCGCTCACCTCGCGTGAGCAGACCTACAAGTTTCGCGAGATGAACAGCGAGTGGGATGGGTTCGTCGGCGCGATGTCCACTAGGCTGGTGGTGGAGACCGACGCGGCTGTGGAGGCATACCTGCGTCGGCTGCGGCGCGCGTTGAGTGCGGGCGAGCTGGCGACGGTGCGCACGCTTGCGCTGGAACGCAAAGCGATCGCGGACCTGTCGGCGGTGTTCCGGGAGGCCACCGAGCAAGCCGTCGAGTGGGCGCGGGTGTTCGTCGCCGAGCAGGCGGGGCTGCCGCCGGTCGATCTGGCGGCCCGGATGCGGACCATCCTGGCGTGGAACTGGCAGAGCGCGGTGCGCCGGTGGGTTGAGAACGTGACTGCGGCACTGTCGAGGCGGATGCTCCACGACCAACCGCTACAAGCGGACCTGGTCGCTGGTGCGGTTGGCCAGGGGACCATCGACCGCGTGCTGTCGGACGCGCGCACCACCTACTCGGCCATGCGGGCATCCCAGGCGACGCTGGTGAGCAAGGCGACCGTCGGCGGGGGTATCCATGGGGGTCTGGCGACGGTGCTTGACCACGCGCGTGTCGTGAAGGTGCAGCGGTCGGCCGTACTGGATGCCAAGGTGTGCCGCAACTGCAAGACCCTTGATGGGCTGGTGTTCGAGAAGGCCGACGCACCGCGGATCGGCCCGCCGGACAAGTGCATGGGGGGCAGTCTGTGCCGGTGCTTACTCATCCCGATCCTGGATGACGAAAGCCCGCAGCCCGAGACCACCACGGTGGATCAGGTGCCACCGCTTGACACCCCACGGTTGGAGGAGCACGCACATGCAGCAGACCATCAATCTATGGCGTGGTGAGTCGGTCGTTGTCTGCACACCTGCCGGGGCTATCCAGGCCCGCGTGATCGCAGCGAAGGAAGGCCCTATGACCACACCGACCGGCCCGATCCGCATGGTCGATGACACGCCGGACCGCCTAATCACCGTCGAGGAGGCCGCCGAGGTGCTGGGTCGCACTCCCAGGCAGGTGCGCAACTACATTGACCATGAGGGGTTGCCTGCCCACGGGGCGCGTGACCGGCTGATCCTGGCGAGCGATCTGACCACGTGGCAGCACGAGCGGTGGGACGACCGGCGGCGGTGGTCGTAATTTCCTTCGGCGGCAATATGGCCCGCCGATGCTCTGGATGCAGGGGGTGGGGCGTTATTCTAGTCGAAGCTCGGATTGTGCCACCGGTGATGCCTGACCGGTGGTGATCGCCTTGTGCCTGGCGCGGTGTCACCGGATGCCGCGCGAGGTCTTACACAAGCGGCAGCCCGACGGGGCTGATTGGGCCAGGGGCGTGTATTATGCGGCTGGAGTTTCAGCAGCCCGACGGCACCACTATGGTGCGCGACGTGCCCGGGAGTGCCTGCCAGTGGGCGACCGACCTGCAAGATGAGCAGGCAATCCGCTGGGAGGACGCCGAGGACGGAAAGCCGCCTAGGAGCAGCATACAACTGGTGCGCACGGGCGACTTCAAACATTTCGTCTACGGCAAGATCAAGCTGACCCCTAAGATCCTAGAGCAGCTGGCGGTGTCCTTCACGGAGAAGGCGCGCGGCCAGCAGATACCGCTGGACCTGAACCATATGGGGGCAGGCGAGGCGCAAGGCTGGTTCACGCGCATATTCGAGGAAAACGATGGCAAGGAGCTGTGGGGCGAGGTAGAGTGGACCGAGCCAGGGTTGGAACGGGTCCGTAAGCGGCTGTTCAGGTATACAAGCCTCGAGTTTGATCTTAACTACGTGGACCCCGAGACGGGGGACGTACATGGCCCGACGGTGTTCGGAGCGGCGTTGACCAATCGGCCGTTCATCAAGCGTATGGAGCCGGTGACGGTCAACTTCTCAGAGTTCTGTCCGCAGGCACCCGACGAGGCGGCGCGTATGATCGAGGCGGGGGCGGACTGGCAGTGTGGCGACGATGGGTTGTGGCGCGCGGTGGCTGCCAGTAGGGCGGCCCAAGACCAGGGAGCAGATCACATGGCAGAGACAATCACCGACGAGCAACGCGCAGAGGTGCTGACTGAGGGGCTGGCGGTATTGCAGCCGGTGCTGGCGCTTGAGGGTGACCTGACCATGGACGCCGTCAAGGCGGCCATCGAGGGCATCCAGGAGGCGCGCACCAGCGCGGAGACCACGCTGGCGACCACGCTACAAGAGCGCGACGCTGCGAAGGCCACCGCGGAAGCATCCGGCGAGCAGGTCACGGGGCTGGTGGGGCGCGTCAACGCGCTTGAGGAGCAGAACCGGGAGCATGCTGCGCAGGCGGCCATCCAGCGCTACGTGGACTCCGGGCAGCTGACGCCGGCCATGCTGGCACACGACGATGAGACGCCCACCATGCTGGCCGAGCTGGCGCGATCCAACGTGGCGCGGTTCCACCTTGAGATGGGCCGCATGCCCGTGGTGGTTCGGGTCGGCGAACGCGGCACCCGCGATGGCGGCGACACCACCGACGAACCCGAGCTGGACCCGACCGCGCTGTTCCAGGCAGAGGTCGCCCGGGTCGGCACCGAGCACAAGCTGGACGTGCACGACGCAACCGCGTTCCTGTATGAGTCCGGCGATGAGGCGCACCAGAAGCTGGTTGGTGACATGGAAGCGCATGAGCGCATGGGCGGCACCCGCTAGGCGCAATCCAGTGGGGTGACCAGGAGGGTCAAACGATGGCGACAAGACAGGCACTAACTGAGATCAGCCGGCGGTCAGAGACGGACAACACTGCCTCGCAGTACCACATATGTGAGCAGGGCGCGACGGCCGGAGAGGTCGATATCTGCAACGGTGCCGGCGATGTGCCCACCGGCGTGTTCCAGAACGCACCCGACACCGACCAGGCAGCCAGGGTGGCGACCGCCGGGGTCACGCAGGTGATCGCCGGGGCTGCCGTTAGCGTGGGGAACCTGGTGGGCACGAACGCTTCCGGGAGGGCGATCTTGAAGAGCTCGGATGGCGACTGGATCATCGGGCAGGCGCTGACCGCTGCGAGCGCGAACGGCGAAGAAATCAGCGTCCAAATGAACATCATGCAGCTGACCGTCTAGCGGCACAGCGGGCACAAGAGGGGGAGCTGGACGATGGCCAACGCCAATGCCGGCACACTACACATAAACAAGGCGCTGAGTAACTACTCGGTCGCCTACAAGAACCCTGCGTTCATCGCAACCACGTTTCCGCGGCTGCTGGTGGACAAGAACTCGGACAGCTACTGGTTGTTCGACCAGGACGACTTCCAGCGCACCTACGGTGACCCCGAGTGGGCGCCCGGCACGGTGGGGCCGATCGTTGAGTGGAACGCCACCAACGCGACCTACACGTTGAAGTCCAAGGGCTTCTCCAGTGAGGTGCTGGACGACGCTCGCAAGACGTCAGATACACCGTTCAACCTGACCAAGAGTGCCGTGGACCTGGTCACCAAACTGTGCTACCAGGACGCCGAGAAGGCGCTCGCGACTGCACTGTTCACGGCGGGTAACTATACCAACAGCGCGACGCTGACGGTGGCGGCTGCCAACCGGTGGGACGACCAGAACTCCAACCCGATCGACGCCGTTCGGGGCTACAACGACACCGTCGAGGAAACGGTCGGTGAGGCGGCCAACTGGCTCATCATGGGGCCGGCGGTGTGGCGTGCGGTGCAAAACCACCACGAGATCAAGGACCGGGTGAAGTACACCACCACGGCGGGCGTAATCACGCCGGACGTGGTCGCTGGGCTGTTCGAGGTGGACAGGATCGTGGTGCCGCGCGGCATGGAGACCACCACGGCACGTGGTGCCGCTACGGCCACACGGGCGCGCATCTGGACCACCAGCGCGGCGCTCGTCAAGGTGGACATGAACCCGACCCGCGAGTCGATGCAGTTCATGACGTGGTTTGTGCGTCGAGATGAGAACTTCGTCATCAAGCAGGGGCGCGGCCTGGACCTCGAGGAAAAGGACCAGTTCCGCTGCGAGGCGATGTATGACGCCAAGATCGTCTCTGCGGGCGCCGGCTATCACCTGACCACGGTGGTCAGCTAATCGAGGGGGATTCCCATGGGGCGCACAGTACTGGCCAACGGGGCGCCGGTCCAGGCCAATGAGGGCATCTACCGCCCACATGCGACCACCACCGCGACCGGCACCGTGGCGCTCAATATCAGCTCGCCGACCATCCAGTTCATCGACCCGGGCGGCGCGGGCCGCACGGTGACGCTGCCCAGCGAGGCCACGTCAGACGGGCTGGACTTCCTGATATCGAACACCGGTGACGCGCTGGAGAATCTGACCGTCAATGATGATGCCGCGGCCACCGTGGAGATCATCGGCCCAGGCCAGACGGTTCATCTGCACTGCGACGGCACGAGCTGGAAGGGCCCAGGCAGCAACCGCACGAGCGTCCAAGTCACCACACTCGCCGGCGAGGGGACCATCGCGGCGACCGACCCGGAGACGCATTTCATTGACCCGGGTGGGGCGGGGCGCGATGTGCTGCTGCCCGCGGAGGCGTCCAGCATCGGGCTGCGCTTCTTCATCTTCAATACCGCCGATGCCGCTGAGGCGCTAACCATCAAGGAAGATTCGGACACCACCACGATCATCGTTCTTGATCAGGACCAGCATGGTATCGTGGTGTGTAACGGCACAGCCTGGCTCGGCTTCATCGGGAGCGAGACGTAAACGCGAGGCAGGATGCTGTGGGCAGCCAGTCAATGGTCGGTATCCTGCCGGGAGCAAGGACCGATGGCCAAGGACAGAAACAAGGCGGACGAGTCGGGCTTCGACCCGGTGGGGGAGCAGTTAGAACAGATACGGAGCGCCGGGGCATCGGTGCGCTCTCTGCTGACCACACGGCACCCTGATCTGACACCCGGCGAGGCGGTGCGCCATCATGCCAAGTTGGTGGCGGGCACCGCCGATATGTTCCGCCCGCAAGACAGCGACACACTCTGCAAGAACGCGCTCGCGGCCAACGCGAGCCACGTGTGCATGATCGACACGGACACCTGGATGTCGTGGTGTCGTGCGGCACCACCGTGGGGCTGCGCCCGGAGTGGGTACCGCAGCCCGGACCCAATACAGGGCGGTGGGTGATGGACGTAGACGGGATCACGCAACCGTTCAGCGGGCCGCCTGGATCGAGGCCAGAACACGTGCAGGAGCTGCCGGATGGACCGAACGACTGATGCTGTCGCGGTGCGGGCTTCCCTGGTGCTGACGACCGCCTATGTGGCCACCACCGGGGTGCCGATGACTGTGTACGGCAAGATCGGCATATTCTTCGACTTCACCATCGGGTCGCTCACCAGCATGGAGGCGAAGGTTCAGCTGAGCGACGTAGACAGCCCTGGCGCGAGTGACTGGTACGATCTGCTCGACAACGACGGCACCGCGCTGGAGCCGGAAATCGCAACTGCCACCGGGCTGTTCTACTGGACGCCCGAGCCAATCATTACCGCCAAGCAGGCCCGGGTGATGGTCAAAGGGACCGGCACCGTCACGAGCAGCCTGCTGGCAGTTGAGGTCTGCCAGTCATGATGGAGGAGCCCGGGGCCAGAGGGGCGCGCAGAGAGAGAAGCAACACGGTGAACCTGCTGGCGGCGCTGCTATCGGCGGCGGTGGCGTTTATTACCCTGATTGCTGTGTGGACGAGCCACGGGCGAAACCTGGAACGGCTAGATTCTGTGGACGTGCAGCAGAAAGTGATCGTGCAGGACATGAAGGCGCTCGCCGTGCAGCAGCATAATACCGCTATTAACGTCGAGGGGCTGACGGTGAAGGTTGAGTTGGCATTGGAGGCGCGGCGTGGTGACTGACCCCGTGGTGACCATTGAGCTGTCCGTGGAGGACGCCACAACGCTGCTGGGGCTGTTTGACGAGATACAGGTGCCAGGGGCATACGTTGAGGCGCTGGCGCCGATCCGTCGGGCGATCCGCGAGGTGCTGCCCGAGGAGGCCGTGGGGCCGCTTGATGCGACCCGGTTGGTGCCCGCCGGGGTGCCGATGCGCAGTGACCGTGAGCAGGGGTGGCAGTGATGGCATACTCGTTGATGGCAGACGTGCAGCGGCTGTTCCCAAGTCACCAGATGAGTACCACGTCGACGGTCAAGATTGCGGACGTGGAGGCGTGGATCGCCGAGACCGACGAGTTCATGGACGCGCGGCTGCGCGGCAGCTATACCTTGCCCATCACAGACGCCGAGGACCTGCTGACGCTGCGCCTGATTAGCAGCCGGCTGGTCGGGCAGCTGGTGTGGGATGTGCTGTACGCGGAGGCCCGCGAGGCCGAGGACCCCGGGGTGCCGGTGCAGGGGTCGGGCAAGGGCTGGGAGCGGCGCGCGATGGCACTTCTCAAGGAGTTGGCACCCGAGCGGGCGGCGCTGTCGGCGGATTCGGCGCCCAGGTCGGGCATCGGTGGTGGCACGTTCGTGACCGGTTACCACGAGGACGGCGACACCGCGATCGCACCGCCGGTGTCGATGGCGGATGAGTTCTGATGACAGCGCGATGTGTGCACATCATGGCGGATAACAGCACGATGGGTGCACATCATGGCGGATGAGTTTTGATGGCAGCACGATGGGTGCACATCACGTGGGACTTCGATGGCGGCCTGATGAGCCGCCTGTTTCCTATGCTGGATGAGCAGATCGTCGACCTGTCGGGGACCTTCGAGAAGGTGGCGGACGCGCTCGGGCCGGCGATCGCGCACACGTTCGACCAGGAGGGGCCAGGCTGGGCGCAACTGCGACCCAGCACGGTGCGCCAGCGGGAGCTACGAATACGGCGCGGCCGCATCGACGTAGGGCCGCGGCACCCGATCCTGCAACAGACCCGCGCGTTGAAGCGGTCGCTGACCGTGCCGGGCGCGCCGGGGCATCACCGGCGGATAGACCGGCAGTATATGAGCTATGGCAGCACGATATCCTACGGGGGCTATCACCAGCGCGGCACACGCAAGATGGTCAAGCGGCCTCCGCTGGACGCTGAACGGCTGACGCCGGTGGTGAGCCGGGTGTTTGAGGACGAGATACCGGTGAGCCTACGACGGGCGGTGCGGAGGGTTCTGTGACCACCTACACCGACATCACTGAGGCGGCTGCGGCGGCCGCGCTCTACACGAAGGACACCATGGTGGCGCTACAGGAGTGCTTGCAGTCCAACGTGGCGGTGCTGCTGTCCCAGGGGCGCACAGTGGCGGCGGCGAACATCAAGCTGGGCACCCACGAGGCGGCGCCCGAATACCCGATCATCTTCATCGCGCACCACCGGACCGTGGACGGCGACACCGAGATAGCAGCGGTGCGGCACCTGGTGCAACGGTTCCGCATCTACTGCTACGACAACGCCAGCGGGGGCGGTGACTGGCAGGGCATCGAGCAGGGCGTGGCGGGCCTCGCGGATAGGGTCAAAGAGGTCCTCCATAACAACCGAGACTTGCAGGCGGACACCCTCTGGTACGACCTGATGTGCACAGAGGTTATCACCGGGCAGCTACACGGGCAGCGGTTCACATGGGGCGCGCAGATCGACGTGGTCGTGCGCACGGCGGTAGACTAGAGGGGGGCTGACGAGATGGCCTATTTCACAAGTGCAGATTCGTATGTGGCGGTGCTCGCGCCGAGTGGCAACCTGGACAATCCGTCGGCGCCCGTCACCACCAACCAGGTCGGGCAGTGTGTGGCGCACCGCATACGCATTAACGTGGACCAGCTGGAAACGACCCAAGAGGGCGACGGCTCGCGGAAGTTCACCAGCGGGCTGATTAGCGGTGAGGGGTCGCTGACGCTCAACTTCGATCCGACCACGGCGGTCAACCACGATGAGCTGATGACGCTGCTGTTGTCGGCGGTCGGCGGAACGCTCCCGAGCGGTGGCGATGTGTCGCTGTTCTTGTACACGGACAACACCGCGGCAGGCGGGTCCAAGAAGGCGTACGGCATGACGGTGCGCGGCACCAGTGCCGATATTGCCACGACCCCGGGCGGTCTGACGACGTGTGAGTTCAGTTTCGTGGTGAACGGCATGATCGAGTCAGACGTGGCTGGGGCATAGGGGGGTCCGGGCATGGCGTACTTCACAGGACAGGATGCCCGGCTGTACGCGGCCAACGGGACGACCAACCTGGCGTCTGTGCTGCTGGTGGAGATCGGCACCAGCGACACCTTCGTGATCGACGCGGTGGCGACCCGTATCCTGCGGGCGTGCACCTACGATGCCGTGGTGGGCAACTTCTCGGTGGTGGACGCCCTATCGGCTGCCACCACGGTGACCGCCGTGGAATTGGCAACGTTACAGCTGAGCCTGACCGTGGCGGGCAAGACCCCGCCGTTCTACGTCACCAGCAGCAGCTCTAAGGTCGCCACGCTGGCGAACGTCGGGGGCGTGCAGGGCATCCGGCTGAACATCGAGAGCGTGCAGGTGGACGTGACCGAACACGGCGACACGTCGCGCAAGTTCACCGATGTGATCCTGGGCTGGTCGGTCGATGTGGACCGGCTGTGGATAGACGAAAACTTCACCGTAGACGTGCAGGCTACCATGCAGCAGATGCAGGGCAACCGGTTCGTCGTGGAGGTGTTTACTGACGTCGCGGTGGCGAACGCCCACAGGCATGTGGGGTTTGTCACGATCGAAGGAGTCGAGGTGCTGTCGCCGGGGGTTGACATACAGCGCGAGGGCATCACGCTGCGCGGCTGGGGCGACCTCTACAGCCGGGACGTTGACACATAGGAGCAGGGCGAATGCAGGGCGCACAATTCGAGCAAAAGGCGATCATATCCAAGGCGACAGTGGACCTGGACGTTCCGGGCGCGGGCCTCATCACGTTCCAGCAGATGTCATGGCGGGACATCCAGAACTATTACAAACAATGCCGTGCGCTCGGCATCCCGACCGTGGAGCCGGACGATGGCGACTCGGACGTTATGGAGCCGGGGCTGCGCACCGTCTGCATGGTGGTGGCGGCGGTCCAGCAGACGAGGCCCGAGGCAACGTTTGACGAGGTGTCCAACTGGTTCACCACCGAGGCGGAATCCCGGGCGCTGATGCGCACCATCGTCAACATCGCCGAGACGGGCGAGATGGACCCCGAGCCGGACCCGGAGCCGGAGGCAGAGCCGGAAGATGCGGACGCCGAGGGAAATTCGCCTGGGCCGGAAAGCCCCAACCCACCAGAGGCGACGATGTAATCGACCTCGACACGGTGGCGGTCGTGATCGCGGCGCACTTCGCGGTGCGGCCCGAGGAAGTGCCTGACCAGACCCCGCAGATGACCCTGATGCTGCTGTCGCGGCTGCCGTACGTGGTGGCGCCGGGTATGTCGAAGCAGTACCTCGACTTCCCTGAGCATCTGCGGATGATCCGGCCCGCCGGGGGGTAACGATGCCGGACATCGAAATAACAATTGGTGCCGAGACCAGCGGGTTTACTCGCGGGACGCGTGCAGCGTCCGCTGAGGCGACCCGCTTCGGCCGTACTATGCGGGAGACCGGCCAGGCGGCAGAACGGGGGGCAGGTCGGGGGATAGACCGCGCCAGCACCGCCGTGCAGCAGTTCGGAAAACAGTCCGACCGCACGCAGACCCAGACGGCCCGCCTGGCCGGTTCGGTCACCAAGCTGGCGGTCCAGTTCAGCCTGGTGGACCGCGCTGTCGGGCAGGTGCTGAACGGCATCAAGGCGCTCAATCGGGGCTTCCAGGGCGTGCTGGTGGGCGGTGTTCGGCTCGGGCTGGAGTTCGAGAGCTTGACCGCGCGCATGACCACGATGTTCGGCAGTGCCGAAAAGGCGGCGTCGGTGCTCGGTGAGGTGCAGCGGATCGCCAAGCTGACCCCGGAGAGCCTGTCGGGGGTAGCGCAGGCCACCGCCACGATGAGCGCATTCATGGGCAAGTCGCGGGATGCCGTGACGGGCCTTATTCCCGTGCTCGCCGATGTGGCGTCCTACATGAAGCGGGACATCACCGAGGCGGCATCCGCGATGGGTCGCGCCTTCGCCGCAGGAGCGGGCGCGGCAGACATCTTCAGGGAGACGGGCGTACTCGGTGCCATCACGGACTTCGCCGGTGGACTCGACCTCACCAAGCTGAAGATCGGCGAGTTCCGCAAGGTGATGGTGCAGGCGTTCATGGACCCATCGAGTGGTATTGCGGGGGCCGCTGAGGCGGTCAGCAAGACGGTGGGCGGTTCGCTGCGGAACATGCAAGACGAGTTCGAGATCATGCAGCGGTCGCTGCTGGACAGCACCCTGCCGGCGGTCGGCAAGATCGGCAAGGCGATGTCCGAGGTGTTCGAGGGCGTTACCGACCGGGTGACCGGAAGCAAGGGCCTGGAAGCTGCCGTCGGGTCGATAGCATCCGCGCTCGATAGGAACAAGGACAGCATCGTGTCGGCGCTGGTCGAAATCGCAGAGGCAGCCGGCCGTATGTCCAAGGCGATCGCGGAGCTGCCGTGGAACCGGATCGTGAGCCTGCTGACGTTGAACGCGGGCAAGACGGATGCCCAGCAGGCACTGACTCGTACCGAGGGCACGATTCGCAAGCGCACCGCGTTGCTGGAGAGGGCGAGTAAGCCCCTGGACTTCTCAATCCAAGGCATCTTCGGGCGCCAGGAGGCGCGCGCACGGATTCGAGAACTCGAGCCAGGCCCTGGGGGCTTCGAGGGTGCGGCGGCGCGGGTGCGCGCCGACTTGATCGGCCTCACCGAGTATGCGGCCACCTTGCGCGCCGAAATCCAAGCGGTCGCCGACGCCGAGAAGGCGCGATCCACCGCGGCGGCAGCTAACAGGCAAAACGAGCGGGATGTCCTACAGGAGCTGCAAGCAGCGGGTGCGTTCAACGAGAATATGCGGGGGCGCCGGGAGGCGATTGTCAAGGCGGCCGCGCGGTTCAGCCGCCGGGGCGGGCCCATCAGCATGGGCGAACGGGACATCGCGCTGCCGTTCGACAGTCCCGCGCCACGCGGCGTGAAACAGGTTGTAGGGAGCCTCCGGGATATCGCGGAGGAATTCGGGGGCACCTTGGAGACGGCAGCCAAGGCGAGCCACGAGCTAGACGACTTCTGGAAAAAGGCGCACAACACATGGGTGGCCATGGGGTCGAGGGACCCCGTGCGTATGGGTCCCGGACTCGACGTGCCGCAGGCGACAGTATTCCGCGAGATGGCACGCCGGCAGGGGTCCAAGGAGGCGGCCATGGCGGCAGCCTTTGGGGCGCCCGGGCCGGGGCAGATAATGTCCGGCCAGATACAGATGCAAGCCAACCGCGTGACGTTTCTGCGCAAAGAGGCAGCGGCGGCCGGCATGGCGACGAAACAATCAAGCGTCCTGGCGATGTCATATGCGGAGCTGAGGTCCGAAGCGGAGTCACTGTCTGAGGCGCTGCACAGGTCAGGCGAGCGGCTGCGCGTGGTCGGCGAGCGCACCGAGGGGGCGACACGGCGCTGGGTGGCCTTCCAGCAGGCGACTATCCAGCGGCAGGCGGTGTCCGGTCCGACGAGCCAGTTTGCGGCCAACATAGCGGGCGTGATGCGCCAGCTGGATGCCGACCGGCAGAACCCCAACATGGACCCCACGGGTGCGAAGGGGCTGGCAGCGTCTAGGGTATTGCAGGCGGTGCCTGGCGAGGGCGCCTGGGCGCAGTTCGCCCAGGGGGCGGGCCGTGTGGGTGGCGCGGCAGCGCTGGGCGCTATGACGGGAGGGCCCGTTGGGGCTGTGATTGGTGGTGGGGTCCAGCTGGGTATAGAGCTGCTAGGGGTGCTGGATCGAGCCAACGCGGTCGCCAAGAAGCTCGCCGAGAGCATCAAGGGGAGCTTCCAGGGCATCGGCGATATTATCAGCAGCGGCATCCGGGATGGGCTATCCGACACGGCTATCTTCGATGCGGTGGACAAGTTCGTCAACCACATGGTGCTCCAACTGGCGACTGTGCGGGTCGCTGAGGAAATCCTTAAAGACCCGCTGAGCAACCTAGCGTCGGCGTTCGTGTCCAAGGACTCCCCACAACAGGTCTTTGCGCGCCAACGTGGGGGTTCCGCTGCCCAAGCCACCGGTATCGCCACGATAACAGCCAGCGAGCGTAGGCGGGCCGCCATGGAGGACCTCGGGGCAGCGAGCCGTGATCTGTACGATGCCATCCAGGAGCTCAACCGAAACTTCGATCGTGGGCTGTCCATCCGGGCTACAGATCAGGCGGTCACCCTCGGGGCACTCAAGGGCAACCGGCTGGCCGATGCGGGCGATGAAGCACGTGCTGCCGGGTTGAGGGTGTCGGTCATCAGCGGGGCGACCCGCGACATACTGGTGGAGGCGTTCGCCAAGCAGGTCAGCGTCATGGAGCAGGTGCGGGACGCGCTGTATACGATCCGCGACCTGATGGGCGCAGGGCAGCAGCTGGTGGGGGTGGCGCCGGGTCAGATGGGCGCAGGCGGTATGGATGACCGTATGGGGCAGGAGTTTGAACGTGAGCTGAACGAACGGGGGGCCGCCTGATGGCGCTGGTGCTCCGCGGCGCTGGTAATTCCGCCACGCTGACGAACTGGACGTGCCGGCAGGTGAGGCAGGGCCGGGACCTCGGGCCGCGTGGTGGGATCGTGGGGCGGCGCGGCGCGGTCGTGCAGGCGCGTGGTCAAACCGCCGGGCCGCAGCAGCTGACGCTCCAGGGGCTAATCGTCGGCACCAGCGGGGCGAACCTGAACACCCTGTGGGACGCCATGGCGGAACTCCTGCACAGCGGCACGCTGGTGCTAGAGAACAGCAACACGGATAGATGGTGCGAGGTCCAGGTGGAGTCCGTGTCTCGGACCACAGCACCGCCAAATATATACGACGTAACCCTGGGGCTGCTGGTCACGGACGGCATATGGGTGGATGACCCCGACGGGGCGCCCAACACCACCGCGGCGACCATCACCAACGATGGGAGCGCGACGCCGGTGCGGTACGTCAACGTGACCTACGCGGGGAGCGCGGCGTGCTGGCCTAGAATTCACGTGGAGCTCAACAGCGGCGGCACCGACTGGAACAATCCCGAGGTTGAATGGCGGGGGCGCAACCTATTCCCGAACTCGTCCCTGGAGGACGGCGCCGACTTCCCGACCGGGTGGACGAAGAATGCCACCCCGGGTATCAACCAGCACTTCGGGCGATCAGGGAGTCGCAGTATCAAGATCAGTCGCAGCGGTGGTACCTATAACTGGTTGCAGTTCGGTGTGAGTAGTACCACCTCGATGGCCGTGGACGCCAGCACTGAGTACACAGTCAGCGTCTACGCCAGAACGGACAGCGGGACCAACGACTTACGCACCCGGGTCTACTATTGGACCGTCGCCGGCCTAGCGTGCGGGCCAACGTCCACGGAGCAATCCAACACCAGCATCACGCTCCCGACGTGGACCCGATTCTCTGCGTCGTTCACGATGCCGGCGGATTGTGCGTACTGCCGGGTGCAGTTCTTCTGCAATACCAACAACGGCGCCATTGACCTCGACGACGCGCAGATGGAGAAGGGATCGGCCGCTACGCAGTTCGTCAACACGAGCCTGCCGCGCTACAAGCATCGAAGCATCACCCGATCGAGCGACCTGGACACCGCCGGCAACGAGACCGACTGGCTCATCGACGCCAAGCTGGGGCGCTACCGGCGGCACGAGGGGGGCACGTGGGTCGAGGATGGTGACAACTGTAACGGAGTGTTGTTCGATCTGCTGCCTGGACTGAATCATCTATACGTGCACGCACCAGACACTGGCTCGCTCGCCGTCACGGTAGAGCACCGGGATGAGTATGCCTAATGGCCCGCCTCATCATCGAGCGGTACAATGCGGCGAACGCAACGAAGACCGGCGACGTTGCGAACGCCACCGGGGTGGGGTTCACGCGGACGATGAACGGCACGGAGTCCATCACCTTTGCGCTTCCGCGTGACGACCCCGATATTGCCAACCTGACGCTCGGATCGGTGGTGCGCGTCCACGACACCGTCGATGATGCGGTGCTCGCCGCTGGGGTCGTGGCCGGCCCGTTGAACATCAGCACCGCCGGGTGGGTGGTGGTGAACTGTGTCGGTTTGTCGGCCCGTCTGCGGCACGTCATCTTCCCGCCCGAGTACATGCTGAGCGGCGCCCTGGCTGACAACAAGAGCTCGTTCGTGCGGTCGCACCATTGGCGGCGCGTCACGGCAGTGCTGCCCGCGGCCATCACCTGGGACGGCGATGAAGTCCAGTCATTCACCGGCGACACCGGCAGTGGTGACACAGACGACTACCTGCTTATTGACCAGACGGGTGGGCGCGACAACCTGGTGTTGTGGGATCGGATCGAGTCCGGCGACGTGGACGAAGCCGGCGGCATCCTGACCCTCAACGGCACCGCGAGCGGGTCCGATTACATACCACCCTGGGACAACGTCGCCGGGGTGTATGAATCGCCCGTGCTGGACTTCGGCAGCGCGCTGACCGTGTGGGATCGGTTACGCATCGGGGGTGGCTGGCAGTCAACCGAGCTGACCTTCCGCGTGGGTGAGTTCGCAGCCAAGGGCGGCTCGCGCGCATTCTCGGGTGGGCAGCAGACCCCATCGCAGCCGGAGGGTATCGGGGAGGACATCAGTGCCTTGTTGCCCGTGGGGCGGCGCTACGTGGCGGTCGAGTTCGCCATGGACGCGATCAACCCGAACGACTTGACTCCGGTGGTGACGTGGTTCGAGTTCCTTGGGCAGCGTGCCGTTACGGGTATCACGGTCGGCACGTTCCCCAGCACGGACATCGAGGACAACCTGACGGTCGGTGGCCAGGCGCTCATCAGCGCGCTCGATCGGCTGTGCGAGACCTATGAGCTGGAGTGGCGGGTTAGCACTGCCGGGGTGCTGGACGTGCAAGCGGTGCCGGCGGCGGGCGCGGTGGGCACCGTGTGGGGCACCGACCACGTGGCCGCCGGACCATACAACCTCATAGAAGGACACCACGCCGAAATCACCGAATACAGCGCGGACGATTCGGAGCTGGCCAACTACGTGATCGCCCAGGGGACCGGTGGCGGGCTGAACGCCATCGAGGTGGTGCTGCAAGATGCCGCCTCGCAGACCGCCTACGGGGTGCGGCAGAAGGTGGTGCAGTTCCACGAGGATACCGTCGATGAGCTGAACGACCGTGCGGCCGAGTACCTGGCGAGCCACAAGGACCCCGGCATCAGGATGACCGTGCGGGTGGTGCGCACGCCCGACGACACGTGGACGTTCGAGCCGGGCGATCTGGTGCGCATCGTGTCCGGTGACACACTCGACCATGATGGTGTGCTGGTCGATGAGACGTTCCGGGTGCTGGGCGAGCGGCGCCTTGAGACCTCCACCGGTGTGTCGGTCGAGCTGAATTTGGAGACGAAGCCCAAGCGGTTCCTGCGCAAGCTCGCGAGGTCGATCAACGACCTGCGCGGGGCGGTCGGCCGCAGCATCGAGCACACCGAGATGGACACCCTGTGGACGCCGGAACAGACCGATCAGTCGGTCCACACCGTGACGGTGCCGCTCGATTTCCGGCCCATCGTGGCGTCCGCGTGGGTTGCGGAGGTGGAGGACACCACGGCGGGCACATTCTACAGCGCGCACGGGAGTGCTACGCAGATCGAGGTGGTTAATGTGACACGGGGCGAGCGGTCTATTACAATCCACTATCAGCAGGTCGGCGGCACCAACGACTACAAGGCGTTCATCGCGTGGCACGCGAGTGGCCGAATCCAACGGGCAGCCCAGCTCTATACCTAGACGGGGAAGCGAGTCTCTATGAAGATGAGGCGCCGATGCGAGAAGTAGGGGTCGTCTAAGTAGTGACTAGTGGTTGGCGGGCAGTGATGGAATCCTACGCGGAATACGGAGCGGTCGGGATAATCGCACTACTGTTTGTTGGGATGATCTCGTTCCTGCGTACCACGATGATGAGCAAGCTAAAAGAGATTGAGGATATAGTAATCAAGTTGATCGACCGCTGGAATAGGTCCGACGAGATGCGCGATAGACGTCATGACCACTCGATTCAGGAGCTGAACAAAATTACAGAGGACCTGAACTACTTAAAAGGAAGAATTTCCAATACAAATGATAATCGTGGGAGGCGAGAGTAAGGTATGGGGTTCTTCTCCGCGTTGACGTTTGTACGTAAGCCACAAGACATTGCCCGCGAGATGTTGTCCTCAGAAGAGTTTCGTGCCGAGATCGTGCGGCGTGTCAACTCGAGGGTGGACATACCGGATGTTAACGAGGACCAGGAGGCCCTCATCATTGCCAATGTGGTGGGCGTTTGCCTCGACGAGGCTTCTAGGAGGCTCTTTATGGGGGGCTATTCTAGGACGTTGGGAAGCTTCTTCAATTCTCGCAGCGTGCTGTAGTCTTGTCTACTCCTCTGTATAGGGCGGGGAAGTTGGCGGGCAGTGGTGGAATCCTACGCGGAATACGGAGCGGTCGGGATAATCGCACTACTGTTTGTTGGGATGATCTCGTTCCTGCGTACCACGATGATGGGCAAGCTAAAAGAGATTGAGGATATAGTAATCAAGTTGATCGACCGCTGGAATAGGTCCGACGAGATGCGCGATAGACGTCATGACCGCTCGATTCAGGAGCTGAACAAAATTACAGAGGACCTGAACTACATCAAAGGCATAATTGCCAATACACACGGTCCACACCGTGACCATGAATGACTCCCGCGTACAGGTCCGAGTCCTAGACCGGCAGACCGGTCAGATGCGCAAGGTGTCGGTGCCGTACAGCGACATCGGGCTACCAGACGACGCACTCCTGCGCCGGCTCAAATTAGACCCCACCACCAGCGAGCTGCTGCGGCCCGGTCAAGAATCCACAGAGACCTGCACTGTGTCGGTGTTCGACCTGGCGAGCGGCACGCTGGTGTTGTCCACGGAGGTGCCGCGCTCGCAGGTCACCGGCCTGGGGGACGTTCGGCTGTTGCACAGCTTGGGGTGCGACCCCGCGAAGCATGAGGCGGTGGTCCGCGGCGCGGACGATCCTGCACCCGAGATGACCCGCAACACCTCCAAGACGCTAATCGACGCGCCCAAGGGCGCCCGTGTGGGCCTGCTGCACCTGGGTGCGATGGGCGACGTGTGCGACGCGATCAAGATGGGGGCCGCCATCCGGGCGCACGTCGAGCCGGCATGGTTTGCGCTCTACATCGAGCAACCCCGGATGGGCACGCTGGCGACGTTCGCGCAGGCGTTCCATCACCGAGGGCGTCCTATATTCGATGCCGTGCTGCCGTGGGCGGGCGGCCTGCAGTACGATGTGGCCGTGGAGGCGCAGCGCTGGGGGTTGCTCTTCGACTGGAGGCCCTACGTGGGCAAGGTGTACCAGCGCGGCCGGGTGTTCTTCCAGTTAGATGACCCGCTGTATAACCGCGTCTACGACAGCCCGCTACAGGCATCGGTGAACGCGTTGCAGCACGATGCGCGATCGGTGCATGAGCTGGGGCTGCTCACCATGGGGTTGCCCGACGTGACGATGTCAGACCTGCGGGCGGTGTGGGACACACCGGAGGCAGTTGTCGGGCTATCGCCGACGTACATCACGATGTCCAACGGCAGCGACCGCAGCGTCAGCCAAAAGCCACAGACCAAGGAGCTACCGCACGATCTGCTCGCCGGGGTGGCGGGTGCGATCCGGGAGCAGTACCCGACGCTCACCATCGTGCAGGTGGGCACCCTGGACGACGAGCCCATACCATACTGCACAAGCCTGTTGGGCGAGACCACGCTGCCCGGGGCGGCGCAGGTGCTCCATCGGAGCAGCTTGCACATCTGCAACGAGGGCGGGTCCGCCCGATTGGCGCACATGATGGGCACGCGCTCGGTGGTAATATACGGGCCCACCGCTCCGAGCCTGTACGGGCTGCCCGGCAACGCGGCCGTGTGTGGTGTGGCGTGCGAGCCCTGCTTCTGGAAGGCGCCGGAGTGGATGGAGTCGTGCCCGAACGGCTGGGGGCGGGTGTGCCTGACGTCGCTAACACCCCAGGACGTGATCGACAAGGCAATACCGATGCTGGAGGGTCTGCATGCACCTGCTCCTGATAGCGTCAGCCCATAAGTCTGCACTCACCACCCCGAACGGCACCACGCTTGCCGGCTGGCCCGGCACCGCCGACGGGCCGCCCGCCGTGTGGTCCTGCGTGCGCGAGTTACGCGGAGGCGCTAGATGCAGGTGCTGATGGTCGGCTCAGTAGTGCAGGGCGAGCTGGTCGTCGCAAGCGGCACGACGCAGGCCGGTTGGGCCGGGTGCCTTGAGGGCACCATGGCGGCGTGGGCGCCCTTCGCCCTGGACTGCGACGAGTTCACGCCGGTGTGCACGCTCGCCCGAGATGAAGTGCGCCCGTGGGCGGAGGCCATGCAGTCCAGGTATGGCATCCGGTTCAACTCAATCGGGATCGTTGGGGTTGCTGAGACTAACTACCACCGGGCAGTATTCCACCAGGACGGGACGGACACGGCGTATGCGAACCGACCCGCGGTGCCTGTCACGATGGACCACCTGCGGCGGTTCGTCGGCACGGGCATCGAGGTCATTTTGGTCAACGGCGGCGACGTGGGCGCGGTCGCACCAACGCTAGTCGGCGAATTGCAGGCCCACTTCCCGACGGCATGGGTCCATGTGGACCCCCATCGCAACTTCCAGGCGATTGCTGACGATGGGCAGATGGTAGACCGCGCGTGGGAATGGGCGCCCATGCTGCGCGCTGCTGACTCCGTTTTTTTGAATCGGTCCGAGGCGGAGGCGACGCTGCAACGGACTATCGTGACCCACGAGGACGCGATGGCCGCGTTGGCCGAGCTCCACCGAGGTGGTGTCCGTGTGGCCATCATTGGGCTGGGCCGCGATGGTCTGGTGGTGCTGTATCCTGACGGCTGCCGCGAATATCTGAAGGCCGAGGCAGCGGAAGTAGTGTCCCATAACGGTGCGGGGGATGCGCTGGGGCTGGCGTTCAGCATGTCTGTCGCCCGCAGCATGTCGTTGAGCGACGCGGTGCGGCTTGCCAACCTGTACGCGGGGATTGTGTGCGGGTTCGACCTGTTCATGTCACGCGCACAGCACATGGGGCACACCCTCGCCCACGCCATGGAAGACACCTATGGTATTCGGATGCCGAGAACTTGGTAGGATATCCACCTACGCGACGGCAGCCCGCGAGCAGGGCCTGCGGATAGGGATGGCCGCGACCTTCGGGGACCTGCTCCACCGGGGCCACCTGGACCTGCTGGAGGCAGCGTCCGAGCTATGCGATACCCTGATCGTGGACATGGGGGATGACGCGGAGTGCCGGCGCAGCAAAGGGCCCGGCCGTCCCGTCATCGCCGAGGGGGACCGCGTCGCTATTGTCCACGCGCTGGCCTGCGTCGATCACGTAGTGCTCATGGATAGCGCCGTCCGCAAGGAGGCGGCCATCGCGGCTGTCCTGCCGGACATCTACGTGCGTGGAGGAGAGTACACGCCCGGCCGGTTCCCGGAGGCTGCCATCATGGCCCGTATAGGCGGCAGGTGCATTGTGCACGGCAGGCCCGACCGAGAACACACCACCGCAATCATCGCGCGCATCAAGGGGCTGCCGAGATGAATCTGCTATACGTGTGGCCTCTGCCGGCGGACCTCGACAACAACCATTGGGACGTGGCGGCAGATGACCCCTCACGGCGCACCCACACCGAGATAAACGCGTGCCTGTTCCCGGGGCAGCGGACAGGGTTTTCGGGCTCCCGTGGTGCCGTCGAGGCGCTGGACATCTACCATCCCGACTTCGTCATCACGCTGCTCCCATGGGAAGCACACCCGGTGGAATGCCGGGCGCACATGCTCGCGCTAGGGCGCGAGTGCCGCAGACGTGGAATCATTGCAACTATCCAGCTGGACGACATACATGGCTCGTTTTTGAACGCCGAGCAGGAGTTCATGTTTTGGTGTTTTGACATGTTCGACCAGTACGATGCGCTATTGTGCCACTACGACTACATGCTCCAGACCTGCAAGCGCCTCACGTCCACGCCAGCGTACCGCTGGCGGGACGCGTCAGAACTCTGTCGCCAACTGCACGACAAACCATACCCAGACGGGGAGCGTGACCTCATATCGGTTCGAGTCAACCACCGAGGGGCGCCAGAACGCGCCTCCAAGGGCGCAGCACACTCAATCCTGGTCGCTGCCGAACTAGTGCGCCGGTTCCCTGATTACACCTTCCACGTGTGCACTGCTGGCGCGGACCCCCAGAACCTTATAGACATCCGAGAGGACCGTCTGCTGTCGCGGCTCGGCCTCACCGAGACGATGCTGATGCCGGCGTTCCCGTTCGATTGGCACAACCTAGCGGCTGCTCTGACGCGCAGCAAATTGGTGGTCAATCTGGACGGCAGCCAGGTTCGCGGCCAATTCAACTACGAGGCAGCGGCGTGTGGTACGCCAATTATAGCCACAGACGTGCCGCAGTCATCGCAGGACCTCGGCATTGGCGTGTCGAGTGCGCTGTGCATGGACGACGCCCTGGAGTTAGGCACCCAGTGGCTGAGTGACCCGATCTCATGGGACGTTGAGTCGCGGCGGGTACACGCGTTATCTAAACAGTATACGATGGGCGCCACGCGGCGCGTCGTGGGGCAGATATTCGCGGCAGCCGGCAAGACGCTGCAACCAGACGGGAGGGTCGGGGGGCTATGATCGAGGCGGTCCGTGGGATCGTGGCAGCTACACCACCGAGTGAGTATCCGGCGGCAATCTGCGATCTGATGCGGCTCACAGCCCGCAACGGCCTGCCCCGCAGGATGTTGGAGATCGGTGTCGGGCATGCCGCGTGGCAGGCCCACTATCACACGCTGGCACGGGAGCTGGAGCAGGAGCAGAAGCTGCCATACGAGGTGTGGGGGATAGATGATGGGTCCGACCAGATGTTCCGCGATGCGTTTAGCGGCCGCGTTGGAGAAATCCAGCAGGCGGGGGGTGTGCCACGATACCTCGTTATGAGTTCGAGGGAGGCGTGGCGATACCTGGCCGGCATGACCCTGGGGGTGCTGTTCATCGACGGCCAGCACGGCGGCGGGGTGCCGGAGAATGACTTTAGGCACTACGTGCCCATGGTGGCGCCCGGGGGGGTGGTGATCGCCCACGACGCCGGGGAGGGTGGCGAGCCGGCGGCGGCGATCGAGCGCCGGCAGGCTGTTTTCGCGGGCGGGTTCTTCGATCAGCGGCCACCGAACGATACGCGTACCTGGTATGGGGTTGTGCGTGACCCCGCTACTGACCCCTATCCCTGATCGCCGCCGCCATCGGGGCCCCCCGTGGGCTGACGCTTGGCGGCCGTATCCCTCACCTCACATCTGCCATCCACGAACGCGTGGCGCCCAATCGTGTAGGTCGCCCGGTTCGCGTAATCGTACGCCTGCACGTTCCCGTCGCGTATCCACTGGATGGCCACCTCGATGGGCTTGCCACCGTGCGGCCACAATACCAGTGTGTCGGTGAGTTCCAGCGCGTCGAACACTGCGCCGGGGTCATTCGCCGGGGTAGCCTTCGCTGTCGGGGCTGGCTTCGTCGTCGGCGTCGGCTTCGCGCGCGTCCTGCTCGCCTTCGGCTTCGCGCTCGGCTTCGGCGGCTTCGCGTTGGGTGTGCCGTCGGTCGGCGTGGTTTTGCTCGGCATCTTGGACCATCTCCTGTATTGTGGCCTTGATGTCGTCGCCCATCACAGCAGCAGCCTGCTCCTGCGCGAGCGCCACATCGGGGCCTTCGATCCGTACGGGCATGACTAGGTGCCGGGTGATCTGGTTGTCAGGCAGAGGCTCCACCGGTCCAATCTCCTGCGCGTAGAGTGGGTGGGGTGCCCGCAGGGTGATGCTACCCTGGGGCAGTGCCGCTATAATGTCAATCAGGAAGCTGGCCCGGAGGCCGCACACGTAGGGCTTATCGCCTTGGTACTCGCACGGCAGTGTTTCGATTGCTTTCCCAAAGTCGGCGGTGTCGGCGCCCACACTCAAGCAGTCCGGCATCGCTACCAGCACCACGCTCGCCGTCTTGGGGTTGGCGAAGAGCATCACGCGGCGCAGCACCTGCCGGAGTTCCTGCGCGTCCACGTGCAGGATCACCGGGGAGTCGGCCGGGTACAGCTGCGCGTAGGTTGGGAATTCGCCATCCACCTGCCTGATCCCCATGGTGGTGTGCAGGGCGCTTGTATCTTCGACCACCACCATATTGTCCTGCCGGTCGATGCGCAGCCGGGTGGCACCCTGGAACACCGCCGGGAGCAGCCTGACATCCGCAACCGGCAGGAGAATATCGCCGAGCGTGTCTGGGCACGGCATCGCGTCATCATAGGGGCGGCGCACCCAGGCGATGCGGCGGCTTTCGAGTGCCACCACGTCTACCGCGTCGGCGTCCTGGTGGATCATCACCACGCTAGTGAAGTACTGCCCGTACGACTCGTTGGCGGCGTACTCGACCATGCGGGTCATTCGCAGAAGTGCCTGCCCGTCCACCTCCCAGGGGGTGTCGCCCATCTCGGGCATCGGTGGGAATTCATCCACCGGCACGGCATTGAGGTGCCAGCGGCCTCCACCACATCGCAGCAGCGTCCCATGGGCACCGTAGGGGGCCATCGTGATGGTGTCGCCGGGCATCGCGCGCAGCAGCGCGGCCATGCGTTTGGCCGGCAGTAGGCGCTCGCCGGGCTCTTCGATATCGGCATCGCACCGCGCCACGATCGCCAGGCTTTGGTCCGTCGCGTGGACGGTCAGGCGCTCATCTTCCGCCACCAGGTGCAGGTGGTCGAGTGCGGGCAAGAAGGACGCGCCGCGGATGGCGCGCTGGCAGCGCTCAACTACATCCCGGAGGGCATCGCGTTCCACACGTATCTTCATGCGGTCGCCCTCCCGTTGGCGGGCAGGTAGGTGCGGATCACGTCCGCAGCGCTGTCGCCATAGGCGCTGGCCCACTCCTCCGGCACCAACAGGAGCAGCGCATGGGCGTGGACGCGCTTCGAGGGGTCAGCGATCAACTTTAGCATCGCGGGAGCGTCCGGCGAGTTAGGTAGCACCTCGCCGGCACGCGCATCCAGCGCGCCGTCAAAGTTTGCGTTGCGGCTGGCGTTGTACCGGCTCATCTCGCGCAGGTAGGCGGCCTGGTCTGCCAAGCCACCGTTGAGCCCGCCGGAGTAGTGCAGGACACCCGCGGGGGTCAACCAACACACCGCCTCAGCGTCCACGATCCCGAAGCCGTCGCCGGGCAGGTCGAAGCTCCCTTGCTTGATCCGGGCTGCCAGCTTCAACAGGGCACCGTCGGTCGCCAACTTCGCGTGTTCAAGCGAGTTCCGCAGGTCCGTCCACTGCTCGGCGCTCATCTCGGTGCGCGACTCCACCCCGTACTTGTCATGGAGGTACGCGGCCCACTCGTCCGCGGTCGGCGCCGCGTCACCCATGCGCTTCGCCACCGTGGACCAGAGGGTGAAGGCTGCCCGCTGCGCCACGGGCGGCTCTCTGCCAGTGCCCATCTGGCCGGGTGAGTCCGCCACCGCGGTGCGGTCGTCCTGCACGGTAATCTCCCGCGCGGGGCGCTGCTGCGATGCCTTCCAGGCCGCATACAGCTGCACCAGCAGCTCCATCGGGATCAAGGGCTTGATCGCGTTTCGCTGCGCCTTGGACAGCGCGTACCGGAATGTGAAGCTCGACTTAGGGTCGCCCGGCTCCAGCAGCGGCTCGTTGAATCCGCCATAGCGGCTGCCTTCCTTGCACGTCGCCAGCACGGTGACCCTCATGTCATCGACCGTTTCTTCCACGCGCAGGTCGCTCATGTGGATCGCGTTGCCGTGGCGGCCCATGTGGAGCGCGGCGGCGTTCACCGCGGCCCAGCTGATTCCCACGACTTCCTTGCCCTTGGACTTCCCGCGCTTGATCGTGAACCGGTAAAACAGCGCGCCGAGCAGCGGGTGGGTGCCGTCAAGGTGTGCGTCGATCTGCTCGCTGTCCATCTGGTCGATCGCAGCGAACTCATCATCGGAGCCGGGCGCACCTGCGGCCATCTCGTCAGCGAGTGCCGCGGCTTCGTCCGGTTCGAGTGTCGGAGGATCGGGGGTGCCCATGAGAAACCCTTCCTTGGTGGTGGAGTGGCCGGGCAGGGGTGATCGCCGTCGTGCTGCCTGCCCGGCGGTCTATGTCTGCCCTGAGGATAGCGGATGGCGGCTAGCGTGTCAACCTTGCCACACGGGGTGGAGCATGACATCATGAGGATGAACTGCACCGCCGGCGGCCGTCCTGGCCGGGGTGCAGCCTACCGTTCTGCTGCCAACACAGGGCGGGTCTTTCCTTGGGATCGGCCACCTACCAGCGCGGGGGTGGCCGGTCGTATGTTCGGCGCGACTCCACCGCGCGGGCTTGACACTGCCACCGCAACGCTGGCGGCTCGTTTGTGCTCACGTTGGTGCTCCCCTCCAAGATTTCCCCGAATAACTCTTGACACGCTAGCGGCTAGCTGCTAGTATATGCACAGGGACGAGCAACGAACCCAGCAGCACCGAACACCAAGGAAGGGCAGCAGGATGGCAACCCGGACAGCACAGTACCGCAGGATAGGGACGACGGACGCGGCGCAGGTGGCAGACCAGGTGCGGGCGGGCAAGCTGGCGTTGGTGGACGCGCGGATGCGGTGGACCGACGCGCTGGCGATCGCAGGCCGCCAATACCGGAGCGGCGACGTGACGGTGTGCGAGGTTCAGATGGCCGCTGCCGCGCTGCCGCTGCACGTGGGCGACGTGCTGGTGAGTGATTGGGTAGATGTGATGGTGCTGCGCAGGAGCTAGCGCAGCGCTCGACGGGCGGCCATATGGGCCACGAACCAAGGAAGGACAGCAGGATGAGCTACACGATAACCAACACACAGGATGGGCTATGCGATGCCCTGGTAGCGGCGAAGCGGCAGCTGTGGGAAGCGATGGAGAGCGTGGAACTGGCAGAGCGGGACGCCCGCGAGCTCGGCGACGAGGGCACCGAGTATGCGCTGGGGCGGCTGGCTGCGTGGCTGCACGAGGCGGCGGGCGGCGCCGGCTCGATGAACCACTACATTAACAGCCTAGCGCGGATCACCGCACAGGTGGCTCACAGACGATACGGCATTGAGGTGCCAGAGTAGCACGGCGGCCGGGCGGGCATCCGGGCCCGCCGACGCTGAGAGAACCGAGACACGAACCCCAGGAGGCGAGACACCACGATGAGCGATAGGACACGACTTCTCACATATAGAGACCAACGGCAGCGCGCGCGGTACTGTTGGCACGCCCTCCGGTGGGATGCCACCACGCAATGGGTGCACATCTCCAGCGAGGACATCCGGGAGTTGCTGGCCGACGCACATTCGATCGGTAGCGCGGTGCCTGATGGCTCCGAGGATATCCACGAGCAGGGCTGCTATGACGGTGCGTGGCGGACCTACCGGTGCGATGTCGGCTATCTGGCCGCCACGCACCGCCTGGCGACCCAAAGCATGCTCAAGGCCCGCCTGGACGCCCTCTGGGGCGTGGTGGTGCGACACGGGGCCGAACCAGACGAACACTCAGACTCGGGCAGGCTCTACCGCCGGTGCGCGGACGACCGCCGTGACTGGGACTCGTACGAGGGACGGGCGGATCATGCAGTGCATGGAGTGTAGCGGGCGGATCGTGGGAATAGTGCGTGGGTGTAGGCGATAGGGGTTGACACCGCTGCGCGCTAGGCGCTATACTGCCCACAGATGCGACGAGAACCGAAACACCAAGGAAGGACGACCTGATGAGCTTCGAGGTGCATGTGGTGTGGCGGACGGGTCAGACTCATGATGTTTATGCCGGCGGCGATAATTTCGGGACTGCAGCGGAGGTGAAGGGGTACGTGGAGACCCAGCTGATGGGCGACGATCCGGCGGACTATGTGCTGATAGTCGAGCAGGGCCACGCGGGCAGGCGCTGGGAGCGGACCCGCACGGTCTTGGGTTGCTCTGCCCCACAGGAGTGTGGGTGTTGGCTGTGCGTGTCCGGGGCGCTGGTCGGGTACCCACCAGATGGCGGGGAGGGGTGAGGCCGTGAAGATAGAGGGGTCCGTGCAGGTGGAGCTGCGGGCGGTCGAGACGGGCGGCGCGTGGGTCGCCAACGGCCATGCGGTGGCGTATCTGCTAACCGATGATGACGTGGATGTGATTCTGCGCAGCACGGGCGAAATCGAGGGTGACCTGGCGACCAAGGTCGCGCGGTTCGTGGAGACTGCGATATCAGCAGCGCTGGGGGACCGATCATGAGTACGCGGTGGGATCGGATAGCGGCCGTGGCGAGCATACCGGCGGGTGCCGGTGAGGTGTGGTGGGTGACCTATGCGGGCCGGTGCGCCTACGCGGGGAACCCGCTGGCGGTGTATCGGATCGAGATACGCCCGTGGTGGTCGGCGATGCGGCTGATCTGGTGGGTTTTCGATCGACGGCGCGTGGGCTACGTGGTGCGCCAGGTGATCCGGGGTAGGTGGTGATCAGTAGGGCGCACAGACGGCGGCCGCCATCCGGGGCGGCGTCGCCACGTACGGGGAGGGCTATGCGATAGCAGGGCAGGCTCGGGGATCACCACGACGACACCAGGGCGCTGCGCGGCACGCCGGTGGAATCTACGGCACGCGCTGGCCCGGTGGTGGCGGGATTCCGCGCGGGGCGCGTCGAAAAAAGACGAGAAACCAAGACACGTGACGCAACCTAGTGCCGTGCTGCCCTTGACACGGCTATGGGCTATGCGCTAGTATATAAGCACGGCCGAGCAACAAGGCGACGCACCAAGGAAAAGGAAAGGGCAGCGGCATGGCAGCACGGAAGCAGACCCCAGCACAGGCAGCAGCCCGCGAGCGCCGTGAGGCAGCAGTCACCAAGGCGACCGACGCGCTGATCGAGCGGTTCCGCACAGGGCAGATTGCTGACCTGATCGAGCAGACCCTGATAGAGCGGCACCCCGACGACGTGACCCCGATGCACAACCTGAGCGCTGGCAACCAGTGGATGCTCCTGATGCAGGGAGCGACGGACGCGCGTGGGTATGGTGCATGGCAGCAGGTGGGGCGCAACGTGACACAGGGCGCGCACGCGGTGTGGATATGGGCGCCGAACACGCGCACCGTCAAGGACACCGACGAGGGCGGCGAGGAAACGGAACACACGATAGTGACGGGATTCAGGCCGCAGGCGGTGTTTGACTTAAGCGCCACCGAGGGCGACCCGCTGCCCAGCTACGACTACGAACCCGCGACCGCGCCACCGCTGGCCGAGGTCGCTGAGGCGATGGGCCTGACGGTCGAGTATGCAGGCTACAGCGGTGGTGGTGCGCGCGGGCTGTACCGGCCGAGCGCCAACCTGGTGCGGCTGTACACGACGGACCAGCGGACCTGGTGGCACGAGCTGGCGCACGCGGCGCACGACCAGTGGCTGCACGCGCAAGGGCGCGCGATACTGGCAGAGCCGACCGCGAACGCCGAGGCGGTGGCAGAGGCTGCCGCGGCGGTGATCGCAGGGATGTACGACGTGGACCAGACCGGCAACGCGTGGGCCTACATAGAGCACTACGTGGGCGAGGGCAACGTGGTGCGGACCCTGATGGGCCTGGCGAAGGAAGTCACCGGCACTGTGGCGACCATACTGGCGGTGCAGGCCGAGCAGCAGCAGGCGGTGGCCGCGTAACACAGGCAGACCGGCGGCCGGACGAACCGGCCGCCACACCGAGGAAGGGCAGCGGCATGGCAGCCACGACGGCGGATGAGCGAGAATACGGGCGCACCATGGGGCGGGAACTGATCGCGCAGCAGGCATGGCCGACCACGATGGTGACGCTGGCCGAGCGGCGCGCATGGGTGAACCGGCGGGCGATCAAACTTACCGCCGAGCAGTTCAACGTGGGCGAGGACGCCGATGCGTGGCGAGCGGAGATAGGGCGCAACGTGTACCGGGCCCTGGCGGCACCGCTCGCAGAGCTGCGCGGCCATGAGCGGGCCGTGAACGCGGCACACGACCATGCGGCGTTCCGCGCGGCACTTAAGCAGGCTCGGGGTGCCATGGCCCACCTGGCGGTCCTGCGGACTGCACAGGACCCACGGGTGGCCGCGCTGGCGCGCGGGTTCGCCAGCACCCTGTGGGGGTGCCTTATTGACTACAACCTGAGCGACGACCTGCGGGCCGCACTGGTGATTGAGCGTGCCGCAAGGGCGGAACGTGATAAGGCGGAAGTGGAGGAACGCCACGCAGCCGAACGCGCGGCCGAGGGCAGCGTCGAGCCGGACCCGGCGACCGGCACCACGGACCAGTTCTGGGGGGGGGGGGCGGCACCATGGCCGAGGCGGTGAACCTGTTCGAGCTGCGGACACAGGACTACTACGATAACGAGGCACAGGTGGGCCCGCACGAGCCGTGTATGGTGTGCGGGCGGGCGATCAAGAACCGGGGGCGCGCCACCTACTACGAGATCAACACCAGCGGCGAAGTGCTGCCCGAGGGCGACCCGCGAAGCGGTGGCCCGGAGTCCCAGGGGGGCTTCCCGGTGGGCGACCGCTGCCGTAGGCGGCACCGGTTGAAAGAGCGGACAGGACACTAGTTGCCACGCTGCCAAGGTCGGTCCGGCTGTTGCTCCGGGCCGACCGTTTTCTTTGCTCTAATGTGCCGATTACCCTTGCGGCGCTATGCGCTATACACTATTATCGAGGCAGAACCGAGCGACGAGGCAACGCACCAAGGAAGGACAGCACGATGGCAGCGCAGGACCTGAACCAGACGGCAGGCGGCAACCCCACATGGCACGTGATACAGCGGACCGGCAGTATTGCGACCGGCGACCCGGGCAAGGACATTGACGTGTGCTGCGGCGAGTCGATCGAGGCGCATGTGGTGCTGGCGGTGTGTGAGACCCGGGCGGACGCACTCGGCGTGCGGGAGGTCAAGGTAGGCAAGGCGCGCGCCTCACGGGCCGCCGACACGGCAAGGACGCTCACGATGCTGCGTGAGCTGCACCACAGGGTCTCGCTCCAGCACTGCGAGGCGGAAGTGCACTCGGCGGGGCACAGCTACCTCGCGGGCATGCGGAACGGGCTACAGCAGGCGATCAACGCGCTGGCGTGCGGCACCCCGGTGCGGGAGTTGGCCAGCGAGGACGCGGCGGCGTTCGCGGCGGTGCAGTGGTGCGATGGTGACCGGCCGGCGGTCTAGCGGCGCAGCAGGACGGCGGGCCCGCGCTGGCGGGCCTGCCCGTGCTACTTTCTTGCAAGAAACTCGCTCATTACCCTTGCGCCGCTAGCAGCTAGGCACTACGATCTTGATTGAAGCAAGCAACGAACCGGGCGACGGAACCCAAGGGAAGGCAGCACAATGAAGACGTGGCGAATAAGGAAGCACAACGACAACCAGTACCTAGGACCCAACGGTGTGCTGACCGCCGAGGAACTGGCGGCGCGTGGTGTGACTTGGGCAGACGACGGGGTGCGGGCATACGACGTGACGGACATGCACCACGACCGCAGCGACCTCAACGAGATTGGCACCGAGTTTGAGTTTGACACCTACGCGGAAGCGGACGCGGAGCTGACGCGCCGGGTCCAGGTGGCGGTGGACGAAGGACGCTTTGACGGCGTGGACGACCGGGGCATGGTGTACATGCGCGAGGCGTAGAGGCCACCAAGGAAGGGCGAGCCGGATGGCAACGCACAGGGACGCAGGGCAGCGGGCGCTGGTGCAGACGCTACGCGATGAGTACGATCGGGCGCTGCGCTACCAGGGCATGGCAGAATTACACTCGCAGAGCCACACTTACTACGCTGGCGTGCGGCACGGGTTGCAGGACGCGATCGACCTGCTGACGGCAACGGTGCCGAATACCACCGTGGTGGTCGAGTTTAACGCGCTGGCGGACGACGCGACGGCGGTGTAACCGGACCGGCCCGGCGGGCCCGCCAACCAGAGAAAGGGGAGCACGATGACGCTAACGGAGGGCCAACGGCGGGCGAACTCAGAGCAGGCCACGCGCATGCTGTTGAAAGCCCGTGAGGCAGCGCGTGAGGCGCGGCGGGCGTTGGTGGCGGCGCTTGACGGCGGCAAGAGCAACTCGCGGGTGGGCGAGTGGGGTGTGGAGCTGCGGGATTGCGCGCACCGAGTGCTACAGCTGGAAGTCCAGCAGGAGACAGGGGACTGTCTCCGATCTCGCTAGGGCGTTGAAGATTTCTTCAGACGATGTCCTTCAGTACTTCCGGGATGGGCGCCGTGTGTCGTTCATCGTCGAGAGGAGGTTGGCCGCAGAGGTACTCGACGGTACGCTGCCTGACAGCGAGGGCGCAGCGTTCGACGTGATGAATGGCGAGGGTAGAATGTGGGAGGTGCGGAGCATCACACGCAATGGCATCTACTTCTGCCCGAGCTGGATGGTAGGCTCGGGTCGGCAGTTCGAAGTAGGCGGCTTCCTTCAGAAGCTGGAACAGATTGACGGCTACGTGCTTGCAGACATCGAGTTGTTCCCTGACATCCCGTTTTGGACAGTTCCTGTTTCAATCGTTAGGGATTGGTGGCACAGCGGCCGGCTTGGATCAGCGTCGAAGGTGACGAGACGTAAGGCCCTGGATCTGTTGCGAAAGGCCTAGCGCGTTGGACGAACAGCTAGAGCTATTCCAAACGGGAGCCCCGGCTGCACGGCGGAACGCCGACGAGCTCCATACCGAACTCTCAGCCTTTCAGGAGTTCGGCACAGAGACCCTGGTCACGGAGACGTCCGTTGACGGCCTCGCCCCCACATCTACCTACGTGAACGAGTTCTGGACCTCCAAGCAACGTGCCGCGCACAGCCTGCACGAGCTCTCCTACCGAGCCTGCTTCAAGCCTCAGCTCCCGCGCTTCTTCATCGAACGGCTGACTGGGGTGGGCGACGTGGTCTACGACCCCTTCATGGGACGAGGAACGACACTGCTCGAGGCGGCGCTCCTCGGCCGGACGCCCATCGGATGCGACGTCAATCCGCTCAGCCAGGTACTGGTCGAGCCCCGCCTAGACCCACCCACGTTCGACCAAACCGCCTCACGGCTGGATGAAATCGACTTCGCGGACGTTGACGATGCCCCCGAGGATCTGCTCGTTTTCTACCATCCCGACACCCTCGCCGAGATATCCGCGCTGAGGCGATACCTTCTCCGACGCGAGAAGGACGGCCTCTCGGACGCGATAGACCGGTGGGTCCGGATGGTCGCGATAAACCGACTGACTGGGCATTCCCCTGGCTTCTTCTCCGTTTACACACTTCCGCCCAACCAGGCCGTATCCGTCAAGTCCCAGCGGAACATCAACGCGCGCCGGAACCAGACGCCTCCTCGTCGCGACGCCCTCGACCTCATCCTCCGGAAGACTACGTCCCTCCTCCGAGCCTGCGACGACGCGACGCGCCGGAAGCTCGCTCATGCCTCGCGGGAACGTCTCCTCCTCACCACAGACGCCGCGTCGACGGACACGATCCCCTCGGGAACCGTCGACCTCGTCGTGACCTCTCCCCCATTCCTTGACGTAGTCGACTACGCGCAGGATAACTGGCTCAGGTGCTGGTTCTGCGGGATCGATGTCGCGCGCGTGCAGATCTCGATGCATGGAGACATCTCGAGATGGCAGGCGGCCATGTCATCGGTCTTCGTCGAGTTGATGCGCGTGCTCCGACCTGGGGGCCACGTCGCGTTCGAGGTCGGTGAAGTGCGAGGAGGCAAGGTGCGCTTGGAGGAGATCGTCCTACCGTGCGGCATGGACGCCGGACTTGACCCCCAGCTCGTTCTCATCAATGAGCAGGATTTCACCAAGACATCCAACTGCTGGGGCGTCACGAACCGGACGAAGGGTACGAACACGAACCGCGTGGTCCTATTCAGGAAGTCGTAGGACGCCCGGTCGCCAATCCCGAGCGATCTTCCCTCATCCACACGGAACGTCCCGACTGCACCGCCCAGTTCGAACGTCACGGGTGGAGGCGAGAGATTCTCTACGCACCAAGGCAACATGACCGTATACATGCCCGGGCAGGAACCCCACGTGCCGGCGACCGGCGACGCGGCGACCGACCTGTGGACGATGTTCTGTGGACCCCGATGACGCCGGACAAAGGGCGGGCGGCTATCCGGGGCGCCCTTCCCAACCGAGCGCTCGCCGAGGTGCTGCAAGTGCTGGCAGACCACGCGACCGTGAACGAGAAGTAGGGCCGCCGGCAGAGCGGTGGACACACGAGCCACCGATGCACGGCGGACGGGCGGGCTGCCACAGAGCGGCCCGCCGGCACGTACGGCGCAGGATTCGACAAACAGCCATTGACATGCTAGGCGCTAGACGCTACTATATGGGCAGAGGCAGCAACGAACCGGGCAACGCACCAAGGAAGGGCACCAAGATGGCAGCGACGGACACACAGGCGGCGGACGTGGTGATGACGATAGAGTGGCTATGCGACGACTGCGAGACGCGCGCCGAAGCGCTGGAAGAACGGCGGCGCTCAACGGAGACGATGGTGGTGCCGCTCAACACGGCGCTCTACATGCTGACGGCGGTACTCAACGGGCTCGCGGACCAGATGACCATAGACACCACCGTGGAAGGGCAATAAGTATGGCTGAGGGTGTGGCGATGGAGCAGGCGGCTGCCGCTGGGTGGCCGCCTGAGACGGCGATGACGCCCGGCGAGGCGTCGGAGTTCGGAGAGCGGGCCGCGGCGCTGTTAGACCGGCTTGGCAAGGTGGGCGCGGAGCGGTCGAGTCTTCTGCGAATGTACGCGACCCACCCCAGCATGGCGGTCGTGAGCCTCCGCACCCAGGGCGCTAAGCTCACAGAGGGCGATCTGGAACGGCTGACCCCGGTGGACCCGATGCCGGAGCTGTCCACGGTAGTGCAGGCGGCGCTGGTGCTGGAGGGTGCATATGCGCATGACGGCAAGCCGATGGTGACCGCACGGCTCACGCTGCCCGAGCGGGCGCTCCGTGAGGCGGTGCGCAGCCGGGTGGACGATTCGGACCGGGCCATATACGTGCGTGGGCTCGAATCACGCGCGCGGAGCATCACCAAGGGGGACAAGGCATAATGCCGCACGTCACAATCGAGATTGATCAACCGACCGCCGAAGCGATCGCCACGATGGCCGCGGCGGGCGAGCCGGTGCGCCTACGGGCGGACCTGCGCCGGGGCGGCCCTGAAGCGGCCTACGTGGAGGCGTACGCGGACCTTGCGACGGACAACACCCTGCTGGTCAACCTGCCGGGCGGCGGCAGCGTCACCCTGGGGCTGTCAGAATCCGACGATGAGCGGCCCGGCACCGGGCTGGTGCTGTCGATCACTCCGCAGGGTATGAATATGCAAGAGGCCAGATCGCTGCGCTCGCCGGAGGGGATTGAAGTGCTGCTGCATTAGCGTCCTGCTGGCTCCGTGGTGGCCCTGGGGTGATACGGCAGTGCTAGGTGGCGCGTGAAGAGCGCCCATGGGCCAGGGCCTCCGGCAGGGTATGGTGTATGGTCGCACACATGGAGGGACGGTCGATGATCCGATACCGGGCGCTGACCCCGATGGAGCACACGATCCTGGAGATGAAGTCTGGCGTGCAGACAATATGGGGCCAGCTTCAAGGTGCGCGTAACCTGCTGGCGGCACAGAAGGATGAGCCTGGACGCGATCAGCTGGTGGGCCTCGCCGATGGGGCGGTGGTATCGGCTAGCAAACTAGTGGACGCGCTGCGCGAGATACTGCGCGGTGCTGAGCTGCCGGTGGACCCGAAAGAGCGGCGGCCCATCTAGGGCGGTGGCTTCGCCACACACACCAAGGAAGACGATCATGGCAGCTGCAACCGATGCTGAGAATACAACCGAAGGACCAGACCACAGGGTGCCGTTCCGACACGGCGGCGCCCGCGGGGTGCTGGAGTTCTACTCCTGCGAGACCGAGCGGGCCCCGAAGTCGGGCAGGCACCTGAAGATGCTCGCGCAGTGCCGCATGCGGCTGGCGGGCATCACGGTGGGGTGTTTGGAGCTGCGCCTTGACACGCAGGTGGGGCAAGTCACCCTGACCTACCCACCGGACGTCCCGGCCAGGCAGCCGCTGACGCGCGCATGGGCGAGTCAATCCGTGTGGGTCGATCGCCAGCTGCGCGAGAAGATCATCCGCGCCTACATGGACGCGGTCGGTGGGCCGTTGGGGGTACACGATGCGCCAGAACCGTAATACGCTCGCGCTGCGCCAACGGGAGGCGAATATGCCCGACCAGACGACTTCCAGGCAGCTGGGTGACCGCCCACACCCGATGGCGTACATCAAGGCGGTGAGCGCGCAGGGCTGGGACACACTCTGTGGGCCGTCCGTGGCGCTTCTGAAGGAGCTGCTGCTGCTGTCAGATGAGCGGCGGCGGTTCGGCATGCCCATACAGGCACCACAGGAGCTGCTGTGTCGGCGCTGCCAGACGAGTGTGCGCACGATCCGCAGGTGGACCCGGGAGCTGGAAGGCCTCGGGTTGCTGCACGTACTGAGGCCCGCGCAGCGGAATGTGCGCATCTATACCGTAGACGTGGAGCTGGTCCGGGCCGGCCCGCCGGATACCCTGCTGACCGGCCATCCTACAGGCCACCTAACCGGCCACCTAACCGGACAGGTTACCGGCCACCTAACCGGCCACCCATACCCCTCTACAGGCCACCCAGACCCCTCTACCAGACAACCTAGCGGCCATCCTAGCGGCCAACCTAGCGGCCAACCTAGCGGCCAACCTAGCGGCCAAATCGCCCTACAGGATGGCCGCCCTAGTACTCTGGTCTACTCTAGGCCTGGGGATGAGCGCGCCGGTGATGCACCAGCACAGGCGACGGACGCCGATGGCGCGGCGATCGTGCAGGGGTGGCACCTCCACTACACCGGGCAGCTGGTGGTGGGGCCGCTAGATTCAGAGCTGCTACGTGAGCTGGCCCAGCGGATCGACACACAAGTGCCGCAGGAGCGGCGCGGCGACTTGGACACGCACGTGCGGTCGATGCTCGACTCGGAGCGGGACAAGCGCGGCAACCGTCCGAGCCTGGCGGCGTGTCAGATACAGCTGGACCGCATGGTCACCGCGGCAGTGCATGGCGGTGCCCAAGAGCTGGGCGTGCCGGACTGGCGCAAGGTCGAGCTGTGTATGGCGGCGTGCACCGAGCGCGCCGAGGATGGGCGATTCACCAGTCAGCAGATCGCCGACGAGCTGCGCGAGAACCAGCTGCACGACTACGTGCTGGGCGACCAGCGCAGCTTCGACAAGATCGCGGACCATCTGGTCAACTGGTACCGCGCCGAGCCACCCGGCATGCAGCGGGAGCGGTTGCGGGCGACCCTTGAGGGGCGCGGACCGGTCACGCAGCCTGCCGCACAGGCACCGGACCCCGAGCCGCTGACCTACTCCGACATGGCGGACCTCATCACGCGGGCGCGGTATCTGCCGGTGGAGTTGCTGCTGGGGGCGGTCACCGAGATGGACCCCGCGCTGGGCGCGTCGCTAGACGGCACAACGGACCGGCGGACGTTACTGGAGGCGGTGCAGGCGCATATGAAAACCACCGAGGGAGGAGCGCCGGATGCCGTGGATCGGAAAGCGGATGCTGGGGGTGCTTGAGTACGTGGGGGCGCATCCGGGCTGTGCGGTGCTGGAGGTGGTGTATGAGGTGTCGCCACGACGGCCGCACACCGGGATGGGTTCGGGCATGGCCATGTACCACCGGGGTATGGAATCGCTACAGCGGTGCATTGATGGTGGGTTGGTGTGGAAGGTGCTCGGGACCGATCGGGCACGTGTGTGGTTGACCGCCGAGGGGAAAGCATGCGTTGTGAAGTGATGGTGGGCGACGTCCGTAACATCCCGCTAGCCGACGCGAGCGTGCACCTCGCCGTGACGTCGCCGCCGTACTGGTCGCTCCGGGACTACGGCGTCGAGCCGAGCGTGTGGGGTGGCGATCCTGAGTGCGCGC